AATTGCGCCCCTAGCCCCACCAATTCCGAAATTAATAATTTCGTCTTCTAGGTGTTCTAGGTGAAGATTCTTCCCTTGGGCATCTTCATTTAAATAAGATGAAAAACTATACATACCACTATTTATAAAAAACCTCTCAAGCGTTTTTGGCCACGGACTTTTTTTCGGGGGCCGAACGCTTTGAAACCTCTTTAGGTTTTTTGAGCGACCTTAGTTCTGCCTTCAATACCTTCATCTCTTCCTTGAGTTTCTCTTTCTCATTGATCTCAAATGCAACAGCGATTTTCTTATCTTCTAATGCTTTTAGAGTCACTTCAAGGTTCGCATTCACATGGACTAATTTTTGCGTCAGACTTTTGCGAAGATTTTCAGATTTTTCCAAATTGCTTTCTGCAAGTTTCATCCTCGCATAAACCTTCCACTTTTCCACATAGTCTATAGCAAGAGCCTCAGATAAAGAATCTACTTCAGCCTGTTCTAGGTTATTATCTAAGAGTTCTTGACTTTTTAAAAATTCTTTTTCTACTTTCTCTTCAAGTATTTTGATATCTTCTTCTTTCATTATCATTCTCCATAAAAAAAGGGGGTGTTACCCCCCTTATTTATCACACTTTTGATGTAATTAGTTACAAACAATAGTACCTGTTCCATCATCAGCACATGTGATCGGTGTTGCAAGATCAGTACCTAACTGTTGAATCGTGGAATTGAAGTCTGCAAGAATTGATTGAATGTTAGCATCTCTTGTTGTAGAGTAGTCCAACCAAGCATCATTCTGAGTCACGAGACTAGTCATTCCCGTAGTACCAAGACTAATACCAGTGTTCTCAGTAGCGGCAATTCCAGTAGTACCCAAAGTCACAAGACTAGTCATACCAGCAAGACCGACTGCACCCGTTGCATTGATACCGTCTTCAGCAGTAGCACCAATCTGAGTGAAACCGGCGGTAGCAACATCACCAAGGGTAGTCATGCCAGTGGTTGCGATACTATCCGCAGTATTCAAACCAGCGACTGCGACATCAACAGTTTGACCACCAGCAGTATTCAGTGCATTGAATCCTGCGATTGCAATCTCAGCAGTAGCGGCACCACCAGCAGCTGCGGTAGTAGACCAACCAGTACTCAGATCACCGACCAAACCACCAACCATTTCCTGTTGACCAAGTTGAATGGCTTCGTTACTAGCCATACTTGCCATCTGGACTTTAGCAGCGTTATTAGATGCATTTTTCGATACACCGGCCTGGATCAAACCAAGACCCAAAGTACCAACAGTAGGCGTAAGAACTTGCGCCCATTTCAGAGCGGAAGACTCAACGTACTGCGGGGTAACGGTTTTGTCTTGAGACAGTGCGATAGCCATAACAGCTGCGGATGCAGCCTGACCATCACCACTTGCAGCGACTTGTGCGAGCGCACGATACTTCGCTTCGGATGCAAGAGCCTGGGCTTCTGCGGTCTTGCGAATTGCTTCGTAATATTCACTTCCTGAGGCTGAAGCACACCCCACATTTGTTGCCATGACTATAAAAGCCAATGCAACCGTCAATAACCGTGTCATAAAAAATCCCTCTTGTTGCTTACTAAACGGTTCTAAATATATATAGCAGAAAGAAACACAAAATTAATCAGATGAGCGATATTTTTGTGCAAGATTTCTCACTGCAACCGACTTGGCGTCCTTTTTGCCGTAATCATTTGCAAGAGCTGATGTTGGATTAGCTTCTGCAATTCTAGACAGGACTTCCTTGAACCCGCCGTCTGGTTTTGTTCTATCTCCATGGCCGCCAACCAAACCAGGCGCCTTACCGTTGAAAACTTTTTCAACGTGTGGATTCTCTTTAAGAAACTCTTCGGAAGCAGAAATTCCCATGAACTCTTCCCACTCTTCACCAGTTTCTTTGTTTCTAAAATTATAAGTTGGCATTTACTTTCCTAAATTGGCCTGCCCACAGGGACTCGAACCCCGAACCCTCAGCTTAGAAGGCTGATGCTCTATCCAGTTGAGCTATGGGCAGAAAAATTATAACTTATCTACAATGGTTTTAATTTCTGGAGTATTTTCATCCAAACCAAGAGATTTTGCATAGTTTAACTGATTTGTCTCAACTTTTTTCAAACCCAAAACATGTCTAGCTTCATCACGAACTTCAGCAGAACAAGAAAAACCAAATTTATCTGGGTCTAAAAGAGACCAGATAAATGTATATGCTTCAAGAATATTCTGTGCAACTTCTGGGTTTGACATCTCTTTGATGCCATCCGCAATTTTGTTTAAATGTTCTTTTGAACTAGAACTCATTATGAAATACCTTTTTTATCAATTTCAATTTACTATACTAACAAAAGTATCAACTAAAGTCAAGGAAATATTTCAACAAATTTTCGATAACTTTTTGAAAACTGGCGGGAAGGTTTTGAAAAAATGATTTCTTCTTTAGTGCCAGTCTTGATGTATCCCACACACTTTGAGTCTTCAAATATATATGTGTGATTGGGGACAGTGTGTTCAACTTTGTCCCACTTGGTTATTTCTTTGAAGTATCTTTTCAAAATGCCCTCGCATCTTTATCAACTAGTCGGGGTTCACAATACGCACGAATGTTTACTCCATTCGACTTCCAACTTTTTACAGCACCGTCTGGGCCAGAACCAGCGAAACCCGTCTCGGTCTCAAAGGCCTTGCGATTACAGTCAGCGGCATTTTGGAAATACATACCATCAGTATTGTTGGGCAAATTATTGATCAAAACAACCAAAGCAAATACCAGTTTCATCTTTCACCTCTTCTTACAGCGTTCAACAAAGCTCTCAACTCGGTCTCCATCTGCTCGACTCCAAAGACTAACACTTGTGTGCCGTCTTTACGAATCGTTACATGGCGATCCACAAACCAGTATGGATCATCTAAAATACGATTACGCTCTTCATCGAACACCCGCACAGGCCACTCGGTCTTCCAATCTATCATGATGTCAAAACCTTGTGTGCCTCGATGACACGGTTGGGGAACATCATGGGATTAGTGGCGACAGCATTCATCACCCAATCCCATGTCTTGCCAAGGAACTCGGCCTCAGCGTTGATAATACGTCCTGCTTTACTTAGAGTCATTAAAAAGCCTCCATCTGACCAGTCTTTTCGTTGGTCATCTCAAGAATAACATAGGGAACCCGAACAGACATGGTAACTTCACCAGCCCACGCACATGCATCAGCCCAAGACATGAAACCCATGCGTTCTTTGGTTTTTATACCTTCCAAAGTACCTTTCAAATGATACTTGGTCATAGCAACAGTAACGGGATAATTATCAGTATGCATTAGGCAGCCTCCGCACCAACAAAAGAACTCATCAACTGAGTGAAACCCATTGGATCAACCATTAGGACTTCACCATATTCTCCAACGAGAATGTCACCAACTGACATCGAATGTTGTTGAGCATGGCGAGTGATCAACTTTTCGTAATCCTCATTGCCATGCGGATTATTGTGAACCAAAAATGCCTGTTCACAATCGTTTACATCGATGTCAGCGACATGTTGGAAGTATTGATCATACTCGGTCACATAGGCCTCGGAACCACGCATGGTCAGTGCCATGTGAGCCTCAACTCGGGGAAACTTTTCCATCGCCTCCGTCCAACCCATCTCATTGACGGCATCAAACTCGGAACGGGGAACATCTAACTGAAACAATCTAAACATCAAAAAAACCTCTCTCAACTCAATTTACACATATATTATGACAGCTATTGGGGCAGATGTCAAGTTTTTAAACATCTGTAAGCCATTGATTTAAAAGGAAAAGCAAAAAAAATTAAAAAAAATGTAAGTCATTGATTTTAAAGGAAAAAAATATCCTTACAAATCAAACACTTAGAAATTTTTTGCTTTTGTAGAGGGAAAAAACCTCTTCTAGAGGCAGATCAAACCAGATTTGGGCCTGATATCGGTCATAATCGGTATTATTATTGACACCATGCAATTTTGTAGTATCAAAGGCATAACAGTCTCTCCATGATATATTGATTGTACGGTGATCATCGGGGTCATACATGGTGCAAGGAGCATAGTTGTCTGACTTGGGCATCAAAGGAAAGACAACGCTGGTTGGTCTTTTGTGGGATGGATTGTCCACATGAGGGACAACTTCATCACCAGACTTGATTCTCATTAGAGAAATCATTGTTGGTTTGACTTGATACTTGGCAGAAATCTCTTGCACAAAATCGTAATCCCAAATCACAGCAATATCTAAGTGAGTATCGTCACCACCAGTAGTGTGGTCGAAAAAGGAGTGTCTGCCAAGTTCAAGGAAAAGGTGTTTTTGTCTTTGTGTCAAAGAGTCTTCAATATCAAAATATAACAATTATTTACCTTTACTAAAAGCCTGTGCGCCAAAGAAAGCGGCAACAATACCAGCAACAGCAACAAAATAAGTAGGTGCCATGTCGCCAAGAGTACCTTGTGCTTGATCAAGACCGGCGAGAGAAGCAATAACCACTGCAAACGGGTAAAGCAACATTCCAAAGAGGGCAAACCAAGCCATCTTTCGTTGACTGTCTCGCATGGCATCCTGATCTTCAAGTTCTTTCCTCTTGAATTCCATGTACATCGCATGTTCTTCTGCGCTTACTTTACCATCACCGTTGGTGTCGGCTGGATGAAATTCTTTACTCGTTGTTTCTTCCGTCATCTGTAACTTCCTCTTTAGGTTCTTCATCATTTGAAGTCACAGTACGATAATATATAATCACTTCTCTAGTTTCTTTTACAAACCTCTTGATTTCTTGGAGGTTGTAAGCCATTAGTTCGTAATCGCCTGGGGTCATTGCAAAGAATACACCGCCAGTTTCTTTTTGAATTCGCTGCATGAACTCTTCGATATTCTTTTCAGACACCACATACCAATTGGGGTCTTTCATGTCGATGGGTCTCGGCATGACGGGATGCTGAATTGGAATCTTCATCTCGACAGTTCTAATTTCAACTTCTCTGGGCGCCTGTTTCATCAGCGCACATCCACTAAGGATCAGGATCGAAGTCGTAATTACTGTCGCTTTCCAAACTGTCGAAAACTTCTTTGGTAGCATTATTAACTCTCGGTTCTATTAAGCCTGGTTTTGCAGCGGCCAGTTTAGACAAATCATGTCTACGAAAAATATCCAAATACCGATCTCTTTCAGCAATAATCTCTGCATTTTTGGATGTCAAATCCATGAGAGCCTGTGCTTGCAATTGGTACTGACTATTCATTTTATCTATGGTTTCATCTTGGGTTTGAGTCTTGAGTTCCAACGCCATGTTGTATTCTCTCAACTCAATGAGCTCAGCTTGGGTCTGGGTGTAGTAGAGATACCCTACCGCACCGCCAGCAAGAATGACACCAAATAGTATTTTACTAAACATAATTATATTTATAATTTAATTGAACCTAAGTTAGCACGAGAACCGAAATCGGTTTTATCAAAGATTGGTTCGTCTGGAATGGATTGTCCAGAGTCGTGGATACCATCTTGTGCCGCTTCATCGAGATCATACAATCTCATTTTAGCACGATCAACACCAATCATGAATCGTTTGTTGCGAGTAGGATCACTGTAACGATTCTTCAACTGTTTCACCATGATATGACCCTGTTGTTCCAACTCTTCGGTGGAAATTAGGGCAAACATCAAGTCTGCGGTTGCGGGGAGACCAAAAGATTCTGAAGTATCTGTCAGATCAACATCACTGTTGTTGTATCCACCACGGGTTGTCTGTGTTGCAGTGACAATCGGCACATCAAACTCAACAGCAAGTCCACGCATTTCTTCTGCAATGCTCTTGACAATGGTGTAGGAATTCGCACCAACATTTCCACGGAGTCTTTGACTCACACAGATATTTAGGTAGTCAACATAGATGATGTCTGGGATGAAGTTCTGTTTGACTTTCAGTTCTTCAAGTAGTGTACGGAAGTGTCCAACGTGAGCAGAGGCAGTCGGATACTCTTTGATAATCAAACGTCCATCGATCTTGTTCTTGATCTTTTCGACCCGATCATCAAACATTTTCTTAGACAGATCACGCAAGTCTGTGATTGGCACATTCATCATGTTGGCATCGATACGTTCTGCGATGCGTTCCTCTGCCATTTCCAGTGTGATATACAAAACATTCTTACTCTGTTCGATACAGGCTGCGGCACAGTGACACATGAACAGAGACTTACCAACACCAGTACCAGCAAGTGCCACATTGAGAGTCTTGTTACTCAGTCCACCCTCGGTGATCCTGTTGAAGTAGTCAAGATCAAATGGCAATTTCTCTTCTTCTCGGTGGTAAAAATCATATCGCATGTCAGCATCAGCAACATAATCATGACCAACGTGGTTATCAAATCCTACGCTGAGTGCATCTGACAATATACTAGGCAAAGAATCTACGGTGTGTAGTTTGTCTTGACCATCGATGATTTGAATAGACTGCATGATGGCATTGTAAACTGCCTTATCCTTGCAAAACTTTTCTGACTGATCAACTAACCAATTCAGATCAGAAGAGACATTAGACAATCCATTGATAAGTTCTTCCGACTTGGCATACAAGTCTTCAGTAATTTTTCTATTGTTTTGTAAAGAGATTAGTAGAGCATTTTTTGATGGACATGCATTGTACTTTTGAAAATGTTCGGCAATTGATGCAAACACTGTTCTATGTTCTACATCAAGAAAGTAATCCTCTCTTAGAAATGCAATAACCTTTCGTGCATATTCCTCATCAAATATCAGATTCGATAATATTTCTGTCTCTAATCTCATCAATAAATTCTCTCTTTACATCTTCCACACATGGTTCACATAAGTAAACCTTATCATCTGCACTATTAAAACATATTGCAGGATCATTGTCAAGGTCTATCGCAGTTTCACAACGATCACAATTCACTGTAGGCATCTTTAATATCCTCCTCGGTTACCTCTGCTTGCATGATAGAATCAGAAGAGATTAGGTATCTCTGAGAAATCCATTCGACAAACGTATCGTCTTTCAAAATTGGTAACCAGAATTCTTTCTGATATGTTTCTTTGGTGCGATACTTCTTACTGTCATCGCCATTTGCCGCAACTTGATACCATCCGTTACTGGGTTTCACAACATGACCAGATTCAAGTGCCATGTCCAGTAGACCAGACCACTTGCTGATACCACCTTCAAAAGAAACTTCGATTGGAATCTTAGACTTCTCTCTGACATAACGAGACTTCTCAACATTAATAATAAAGTTGTATCCCGTCAAATCTGTGCCCGTCTTTTCTTGTTGACGGCCAATAATATAGATGTTGTCGGCAGAGTAGTAGATACCTGTACCACCAGAGACGATATCTTTTGGGAACATACCAATCTCTTTGTAAGTATGATTGACAACTACAGCAGGGATATCTTTCAGTGTCAAGTGAGGAGTGATCATACGGAACAGAGACTTCATCTGTTTAGCACGAGTCATATCAGCCACTGACTTGCCATCAAGTGCATCTTCCACTTCCTTTTTAGATGCCAAGTTACCAACAGAGTCAACGATAATCATCACACGGTCACCCCGTTCGATGTTATTCAACTGAGACATGGAGTCATGTTTCAACTGTTCGATGTCTGTGATTGGAGTATGTACAACTCGGTCAGTATCAATACCAAAAGATTGGAAGTAACCCTGAGGCGCACCAAACTCTGAATCATAGAACAGAATCACCGCATCATCATACTTGTCTAGATAAGACTTGGCAAGAAGCATAGCAAAGGCAGTCTTGAAGTGTTTGGAAGGCCCAGCGAACACCGTCAATCCTGGCGTAAGTCCACCATCAAGTTTACCAGAGAGTGCCACATTCAAAGCAGGCACAGATGTCTGGATCAAATCTTTCGTGTTGAAAAACTTGGAGTCAGTCAATACAGATGACTCTTTAATTGTGGAATTCTTTTTTAACTTATCAATCAAACTCATAAAAATAATCCTTCTAATGTAGCAACTGGTTTTGTATTCCAGTTCAAACTTTCAACAATTGTATTTAGTGGGTCAAGAAATGCTTTCTGAAACTGGGTATCATAATCGATGTATCGATGGAGATCGAACTCCTTCGGCATCAGACCATTGAAACCGACACAATTTTCTCGGACATGATTTGGTTCCTTGAGATACAGATACTTAATCTTGTCACCATCTTGAATCAACTGATACTTCTTTTCAATCTTCTGGGTGCGAACAAGGTGATTATACACCAAAGCACCACGAACATGCATCGGAGTTCCTTTAGTGTAAACTGTTTCACGGGAAACATACTTATCAATGTTATTGCATCCACGAGGAAAGGCAATGTCTTCGGGAGGCATACTCTTAAACTTCTGCCATGTCTCTTCAACGTAGTCCTGCAACTCTTTTTCATCAGCACTGAGACACAGACTGACTGCCTCCTTCAACCAACTACGGACTGGTGCGGGAGTAGATGATCGAACAATCTCCAACCCCATCACTTTTAGTTTGGGTTCCTTGTATCGGACACCTTCGTTGTCCCACACATTCATTGCATATCTTTTCTTCGCAACCCAAATGCCAGTGTCAGCAATACCTTCACGTTTGAACACAATCTTCTTGTCAAATACATTCATGTAATCACCAAGTTCCTGCATCCGGCCATTGATAACTGGTTCAAGTTTCTGGTCAACAAACTTGTCGAGGATGTCAATAATCTCATCGAATGGTTTGTCCTTCAGATGTTTCTCCACCATCGTATCCAGTGTCAAATAACAAGAGTCGGTGTCGGTGTAGAAAGAGTACACTTCATTATCTGTGCCAAGAAACTTGTTCATGAATTCATCAATTACCTTGGCAGTGTCACGGATAATCAACTGACCCGTCAAAGTAATTGACTCTGCGATTCGCTCATCAAAGTATCGGAACCACTTGTTACCAATCGCACCAAAGAGAGAGTTCAACTGAATTTTTCTTGCCATCTGAAAGTTGTGATACTTGGCAATGTCATTCTTGAGTTTAGGATTCTTTGTATCCTCATACTCTTGTTCTGCCTGTTTCATCAGTTTCTTATACCGTTGTCGGTCATCAAAAAACTTCTGAGTAATCTCTGCCATGAAACCCTGTTTGTCTTTTCGATAGAGATATCCATTAGCAGCCATGGACAACCCGCTATCTGCCAGTTTCAACTGATGTTTCCGTTCCAAGATACTGTCCACGGTACAGTCAATTGGTTTGTGGTTTTCTGCAAGCATCTCGGGAGATAGATTGTGTTGCATGATGATAGAAGGATACAGACTTGTAGCATCAACAGACACAACCCACTTGTATTTTCCTGTCTTGGGTTCTTGCACATAACCGCCTGGAAATCCCTTGGAGAAGTGTTCTTTCTTCTGGGGGATCATGATATTTTTTTCTAGCAGATGGTTATACAACAGGCAATCCCATGTACGCACTGAAGAAAAGATGTCGTTGTAATTACACTTACAGTCATATGCCATCGTGATAATCAACTCAAGGAACTTCATCTTATCATCAAGTTCGTCAACGAGTTTGGTATCGATGATGTTGTAGTCGATGAACCTGTTCCAATCATTCTCATAAAACTCACGGAAAGTTTCAAACCCCGTGTCAAGTTTGTTCTTCCCAAGTTCTACTTCGGCAATGTAGTCGAGTCGGTAGGACTCTTGGAAAGTGTAAGTAAACTTTTTGTACAAATCCATGTAGTCCAGTTGGATCACACCCTTGATATCAATCTTCATGATCTCTCGGTTGTGTCCTCGCACCATACGTTTACGAGTCATGTTGTACGGACTGAGATTGTTCTTGGCATCATTGCCAAACACTCGGTCAATCCTGTTGACTAAGTATGGCATATCAAACTGTTCCATGTTCCATCCAGTAACAATGTCTGGATAATCACTTGCCCACCACTGCATGAATTGTTCTAGCAAATCATATTCATCACTGCAATAGTGATAGGTCACGGGCAGTCCTTCGACTTCTTCTGACACACACTTCCATTCACCAGAACCCCATGTATGGATTTCTTTGGTGGCATTGTCAATGACAGAGATAAGAAGAACCTCTTCGATGGGGTTCTCTACATCTGGGAATCCGTGTTCGGCGGTTGTCTCAATATCGATGGACAAGATTTTCATTTGACTCATGTCAAATTCAATCGCACTTGGATACATTGAAGAAAGGTATTGATAGGTCAGATCGGTCTGACCGTAGATAGGATAGTTTTCGATCTTAGAATAATTATCTAAGAATTCTTTACAGTCAGCATTGTCTCCGAAAGTAATTTCTTTCAGACTTTGACCGTCAATAGATTTAAATTGAGATGGTTCGGCAGACTTTACATAAAGTGTAGGGGCGAAGGGATGACGTTCCGTAAAACGCTTACCATTCCTCACGCCCCTAACTAAAATGGAGTTACCGTATTGCCATGCATAAGTGTAGAAGTTTTGAGACATCAATCATAACCAAAATAATAAATCAAAGTAACATAGTATCACAACAGATGGTTAATGTCAATCCCTATCCTTCAAATTTTGGTGTCCTAGAACTAGTAGAAGTAGCAGTGTGTTGGAACTTTGCTTCGTATTCCAACTTAATATCTGCCTTTGGTTCAAAGACATAATTTATTTGACCGTAGGGGACAAACAAAACCCCTTCACTAGCAGGAGAACAAGGAACAAAGACTATTCTAAATACTCCCTCCCTATTCTTCTCGTCAGATTTATAGTGAATTTCAGCTGGGTTCTGAACCATCCATCGGTTACCCTCTTTATCATCGGAAAGATATCCAATGATATCTTGCGTACAACCCTGAAGTTTAATACCAATACTAACTGGTTTACTAGGAGGTTGTGGGGTTTCCACCACTTCTTCATTCAAATTTGCATCTACAATTTCTTCACTCATAACAATATAGTCTCCATTAAGCTACAGTTTGTAGACCAACAACTGAATAAATCATTACTGCTAGAGTTCCCAAAACAAATACTGTTTCGGTTACCTGTTCACAGAATCGTCCATCACAATCCTTGGCCATTTGGATTAAAGTTTTCATTTTTCCTCTTTGAGAAATTTTGGGTTAGACTTTTTGTTTACTAGGATTTCACGAGCCTTTTTCTCTTCGGGAATAATTTTTTGTAGAGTGATATTCAACATACCATCTACAAAGTCAGCACCAAGTACTTCTACATCTTCCGCTAGTGCGAAAGTGCGAGTGAAGTTTCTTGCGCCAATTCCTTTGTGGAGATATTCTCTCTTGTCTTCTCCACGATCTTGAACACCTTGAACAATGAGTTTGTTGCCGGTGGGGACAACGTGGATATTGAATTCATCTTCAGTAAAACCAGCGCCGGCAATTTCTATGATGAAATTTTCATCATCTACCCGAACGATATTGTAGGGGGGATAATTGTTGGCAACTTCACTACAGGTTACAAGGTTATCAAATACCGAGTCAAAACCAATAGTGAATGGGCGATACTGATCCATAATTTTGTCGATGTCGGCGACACCAAATTTGCGTGTGACCATAATAGTCTCCTTTTCAGCGAGTTTAAATTGCGTATCCCTTACGGCGATACGATAATATATATAAGACTTCTTGCCTTATATAATTATTTTTTCCTACCAATATTGTATTTAGTGACCAGAGTCCAATCGTTTTTCTCCTTGTAAGGCAGAATCTTGATCTGACTCATTGGTGCTAATTTTTCCTCTGCAATAGGACTGCAAAGTTCAATCAGACCCCAATCACTCAACAGTTTGGCAATCGAGTTTCTTCTCATCAAATCATTGTCACTGAGTTCAGCAGACTTACCATCAAGAGCAAAGAGCTCTTTGAAATGGGTGATAAAATACCTACCCTGCTTGTGCAAGATATGACAAGATTGATATAAGACTTTTTCTTTTTTGGATGCAACACCTATTCTAGATAGGGTTTCTCTCACTTTCAAAAAGTCATCATCATTTTTTAATTTTATTTCCACTGGAGTATAATCTGGAAAATTAATAGCAAAAAAATCTTCACTCATTTTAAAGTTACCTTCATAATTATTATTATTGTTTATGAAGATTATTTATAAAATGCTAATTTTTCCCACCCTTATTTAATAGTTTAATAATAGACTGGAGGTCATCATCGGATAATATTCTCAGAGCCTCAATCGCCTTGGTATCAGTGTACCCAAAATATTCTTTCACGATCTCAACATTACTTTCCCGCTCGGGTTTGATCCACTTGTTAAATCGTTTTTTCTTACGAACTATACCGATCAGGAAATCGTACTGCATCTTCTTATCTATGTGTGGTCTAGAATTCATTTCATTTGCCACATGTACAGTATCATTACCATGAGACAGAGACTTGTTTACCAAAAATGGATTATACTGTTTCTCTGACCAATCATCTACAATCAGATTCTCTTTGGTATAAGTAATGCTGTTTGTAAAATCAAATGGACTAATAGACTTCTTCTTTGTCTGATAGTCCTCTGGATTGTAAGTTGGTTTGGGTGTTCCTAAATCTTCAAGCATTTTTATCTACAACACTCACTTTGTATTTGACTGATAGTTTCTTTGCAGTGTCTATCCAGTAAGCACGCCACTGTGGATCAATGGTACGTTTACTAGCTTCCAGACAATTTTTTATTCTTTGTATCGCCAACTTTTTACTCATAACTTCACCTTGGAATAATCAAATGCGATGCGATGCAACACTCTATTCTCCATGTTGTCGCACTCCCACCTCTTGTGAATAGTCAACCACTGTTCACTAATAACAACATCACCATCTTGCCAGTGATGATCGTACCTATACTTATCTTGCAATACATGTTCCTTCAACCAATCCATAGTTTCTTCAAACTGAGGTTGTTCATATTCTACTATACCAAATATCTGTAGGAAAGGAAAGTAAAGTCCAGTTTTTCCTGCTTCATTGGTATAGACTAATGGGAATGGTTTATCTGTAGCATGATGTTCAATAAAAAAATCACTTTCAGAATACGAACCAGTTTTATATCCCAAGGTAATATGAAGTTTGTTGATTCTTTTTTTATCTTTGTCGGAAAGGTCTTCATATGCCTGTCGCATGTCAATCCAACTGGTACAACTACCAACAGTATCCTTGACACCATGCAACCAAATAAGTGGAGCACGATCATAACTGCTTGCCTGATTGGCATGCCAGTCAAGAGCAGAGGTGTGACCAAACAACCCAGGCTCGCCGTGTTGATTCTTCTCACCAGTGACCCGAATGATATGATCATTGACTGCAATATGCTCACCACGTTCGCCTGGCTTGTTCTGCAACTGCTGACACTCACCAATCATTTGGCAAAACCTAACCTCATCATCTGGGGTTAGATTCTGATTACGAAAGACAATCACACCGTGATCAAGAACTTCTTCTGCAATTGCATGTGCTACTGATTCGGTTGCTTTTGTTAAATCGTATTTTGCAAATCTCATTTCATATCCACGTTGGCCATAATATCAACAAGACATGCTGTAAGATTAATTTCTTGGTCAGCAACAAATGCCGACTTGTACTGGTAGTCAGCAATCAACAACACCAAGTGAGGAACCTGTACCACTTTGTCCATCAGAGTATCATAGATTTTACGATACAACCCTTGTGGGTCGGTGTCTACATTGTTAGCAACCCACTGGCGCATCTTCTTGAAGTCTTTGTCCTTGAGACTATCACACAATCCCTTCATGTTGACTTCAGCAATGTTACTCAGAATACCTTCATCAATTGCACCAGACTTTGAGTACCGTTGTAGTTCGTTTAGCGTCCTACGATAGTCTGGGAAATATTTCATCAGAAGTTCAGCAAGAACTTTTTCTGAATACTGAATACTTTCTTGATCAAGGATGTCAGAGATACGATTCATGAAGGCAGATGCCATCTGAGGTTTCTCTTCTTTCTTGAGTTTGAATTCTACCACCGTTGTCCGACTATGAAGCGGTTCGATGATTCGATTCTTGAAGTTACATGTAAAAATAAATCGACAGTTCTTGGAGAACTCTTCGATAAAGGCACGCAACGCTGGTTGCGTAGAGTTGGGGTTTAGATAGTCCGCCTCGTCAAGGATAACTACCTTGGTCTTACCGCCGAAACTGACCGTACTTGCAAAGTCCCTAATCTTTGTTCTGAGAACATCAATGCCGGACTCATCCGATCCATTGATAATGATGTAGTCACATTCTAATTCATTACAAAGAGCACGTGCCACTGTGGTCTTGCCTGTACCGGCAGTACCACAGAGCAACATGTTAGGAATTTCTTTCTGGTCAACAAAAGATTGAAATACATCCTTCAGTCTATTTGGGAGAACACACTCCGAAATAGTTTGGGGTCTGTACTTCTCCACCCAGAGAAATTCATTCATCACCGTATCCTTTTTTCAAGAACCTCAATCTGTTGTTGTCGTTTCTCTTCCCACTTCTCTTCGGTGCGATCACCTTTGGGGAAAAACTTGGCACTCTTGAGGTTTTCAAGTGCCACCATACGCCGACCACGAGCGTTCTTACTTCTCCATGCAGAAGCCATAATACTCCTTATCCAATTTTATCCTTTGTACCAAGAGACTCTTCCAGATTGAGTTCTAATTGACTGCCGCCAACTGGACTCTCGTTCATAATGTATTCAAACATCGTAGCTGGATCAGAAACTTCATACGGATCATTTTCAACGTTGTCTCCAAAACCATCTTCAACAAAGGCTTTTTCAACAACACCATCATTCAAAAGTACCGAGTATCTCCATGATCTTTGGCCAAATCCAAGATTATCTTTGTCAACCAACATCCCTATCTCAGAAGTAAACATACCAGAACCATCTGGAATAGGTTTAACTCCATTGATCTGTTGATATCGGAACCACATGTTCATAACAAACGAATCATTTACAGATAAACAATAGATTTCGTCAATACCTTTTGACCTAAACACTTCATAGTTTTCTTCATATCCAGGCAACTGGAAAGCAGAACAAGTTGGAGTAAATGCCCCAGGCAATGCAAAGATAATTACCCTCTTGTCCCTAAACAAATCACCAGAAACTACATCTTGCCATCGATATGGATTAGTACCACCAACGGATTCATCACGAACCCGTGTTTTAAAAACGACATCCATTGGAAATCGCTGTCCTACTTCAATCATTTTAATTCACCTTACTGAGTTTTTGAACTTGGGTCAAGTGCCAACCAATAGGTTCTTTCACTATTGGAAAACATCATTACTGGTTTTGTGCCAATGGTCACATCGTATGTGTCTGGAATGATCTTCAATGATTCAATTGACAACCTAGCATCAAATTCCAAATCACTATCACCAAGAACTGTCGTAAAAGAATTACTCTTGGGGGTATTTGGATCACCAACAGACATTAATACCTGTTGTCCATTGCCAACTACTCGCAAGAATGGAGCAGAGATGGCAGATGCAGCACGATAAATTGTCTGAATATTTTCTTTGGCGATATGAAATGTGTAGAGTGGTTCTACTTCAATCGAGCGATCTGGTGCAGCTTTAATCACAGACGGTTCAGCATAGTAGAATTCAAACTTGCCAGCATTAGTTTGTACCGTGACAGATTCATCTCCAAACTGGAGATCAGCATTCTCATCCATAGTCAACAAAGACAAGAACTGATTCAAATCATAGATGGCAAATTCTTTGGGGAAACTTTCTGTTACCGTGGCACGGCACAAAATGTTCATTGAGTTTGACACAGTAGCAAGAGTTTGTCCCTCACGAACCAAAAGATTCGTATTGATAGAGGCAAAGTTCTTAAATGTGTCGAGGGTTGGTTTGGAAACTTTCATCATAATATACTCCGATCAAACAAATTACATAATAACAAATAAAAAAGGAAAAGTCAAGATCAAATTTCAAAAGGTTTTTCCAAAATTTCATTTTCTGGCAAACTACACTCAATCCCATGCTTCTTGTGATATTCTAGAAGACATGGGAAAGAGGTAATTGGAATTCCGTTAAACGGTTCATCACTGATCAATTCTTTAAACTGCCTTTCATAATCATTGTAGTGTTCTTCATCATCAAAAACCATTGTCCACTTATAAGTCAATCCATCAGATGAAAACGTACTATGGGCCTCAACTCTTTCTTGTTGTCTTAACCAATCATGAAATATCTGTGATGCTTTTTTGTGTTCAACAGTTCTTTCTTCTGATTGTTGATACCATTTTGTACTAAGTGTAGGTCTTTTTAAAACATACTCAAGTTTATACATTTTCCGTAGTATGAGCAATGGTGACGTTATTTGTCGTACAATAATCTAGGAAAGCCTGATCTTGGAATTGGTCTTCAAGACCAGCTGATGTCCAAGCAGAAGTATAATCATCGTATGCATCTTCATTAGCAAACATGATATCACAATAAACGGTATTGCCGTCTGGTTCTGCATCAAACACCACATCAGCTTCGTCTCTACCAGTCAACCAATCTTGAAATGCAGACGCCTTGGTTTCATAGGTTGATCCTAAGAGGTCATTTGCCCAAAAAGGCCACTCTACACTCTCAGATTGACGGGTAAATGTAATTCTAATTCGATAAGCCATTATTCTCTCCAAAAGTTAAATGGTAATTTACTCTCTTATTTATAACAAAAAAATCGGGGACTGGCGAATTGAGAGAGAGTGAGAGAGGCCGCCAGTCCCCGATCCGCCCTAAGGCGGAACCTTTACTACTGTTCTAAGTCATGAACATGTAGTGCAATTAACGCATAGTGCAGTACTTTTAGCAAGTCTTTACGGTTCTTGCCCTCTTTTTTACCATACCTTTGCGTATATTTGATAATATTACCAAGGCAAAATCCTTCGCCATGTCCAGTATCTATAACAAACTCGGTGGTTTGTACTTTGTTCTGAGCATAGTGTTCATCATATGTACTATCAACATATGCTTGAAGGTCAGCGATCAGCTGACCCTCATTGTATTTGTAATCTTTCTTAGAAGTCATAGTTATCTGCCTCTGGGTTGTCATCATTCTGGTCTTCAGCAGGGGCATCAAGATCAACACCAGCATCAACCTTGGTGTAAAGATCGATGAAGGCAGACTTGGTGTCAGTGTCGAAACGGTTGACACACAACTGAATTGCCTTGAGGCGATCTTTGAACATGGCGTATGCCTTGACAATGTGTTCTAGACGGCGGGTTGAAACCAACTCATCAATGCCACCCTCATAGAAAGTCTTTCGGATCACATCAGCCCACAGTACCAACTTGTCGGCGAATTCATCATCAACGCAGTCAGCGACTTCCATCTTGTTGAGAACAATTTTTTTCTCTTGAGCGGAAGACGGGTATTCCTGTTCAACCGTGATTGCGAATCGTTCGAGGAATGCCTCATCAAGAACCTGAGCACCCATGAACTTACCGTCATCAGAACCACGGCCCTTGGTGTTCGCAGTAGCGATCACATTGAAACCAGAGGCGGGAGTAACAACTTCGCCAGTCTTTTTGTTGAAGTAGGGTTTGCCTTCAAGGATTGCCTGTAGACACATCAACTTGTTTGATCCACGATCAATCTCATCAAGGATCAAGACAGCGCCACGTTTCATGGCAGTCAGCACAGGGCCTTCACGGTAAACTACGTTACCATCAACCAACGTATTGCCACCGATCAGATCATCTTCATCGGTCTCAATCGAAATGTTGACACGGATTGCCTCACGTTTGAGTTTGGCACAAACCTGTTCAACCATCATGGTTTTACCGTTACCCGACAAACCACAAATGAATGTAGGATAGAACATACCAGACTTGACAATGTTCACTAGGTCACGATAGAAACCAAAAGGAACATATGTTTTGTCAGCGGCAGGAACTAGGTTTTCAATTTCCACAGCAAGTTTCGCCTGAGTTAGAACCCTAGAAGCAGCAGCGGCCACTGGTTCGGGTTGGGTTTGAATAACCGCCACTGGTTTGGTTGGTTTGGGCATTGACACAACTTGGCCAACCATCTCGGGGTTAAACTGATTGCGGCCAACCTTGGCCTCTTTGAAAAACCACATCGGGTTTTTGAGACCAGCCTCACGGGCGATATCCATAACTTCAGATTTTGAGAAAATACCCGTCTGGTTGTTAGACTCAGCAAGGGCGGCCATCAGTTGATCTTTCTGTTTAATACTCATAATTTACTCTCTCTATTAACTCAATCACTCAACATACTACTAGCTTACTACATCCCGAAGCAGAAGTCAAGGGGCTTGGCGAAAATAATTGAATTTTCTTTCCCTTTGAAATCAACAACTTACGCAACCATATCAATAAATCGATTGATAAAGTGGCGGGAATTGGTCTTTTTGGACTGAAATTGGCGGAATCCACGCAGAATATCTGACTTCTTTTCGGACTTTACTTCCAATTCAGCATCATCAATTTTGAGATCAGAACCACCTTTGATAAGGAAAGCCTGATCATATCCCCATGCACTATCAAGTGGCAGGTAATCTTTTTTCAACCAAGTACTTTTGTATACGGCATCAAACTCAGCGGTATCCCATTGATACGGATTGAGGGTTACCCAATTGTAAGCATTTTTGACATCGCCACGTTTTTTACTGGTGATCCAGAAGTTTACCATGCGGGAACCCGTAACTTTTTTGAACATGGCAATACCAGCGAGAAGAGACATCTCTTTGCCAATACGGTAACGTGACTGATAAACTGCGGCGGGTTGTTTAACCACAACAGAAGTAGTGCCACGTTTTAGAATGAGTTTAGTGGCGAAAACTGATTTGCGATTTCTCCAGCCATCATCTCTGATATTGTCACCCCAAATTTCATACTCATCAGTGTTACCGCCATCGGAAAGAACAATGGTGTTAAGCACTTCGACACGATTGCGGTCTTTGAATTCTTTGGCAAGATCAGTAGCAATGATCATAGCACCGGCAAGGGGGGTAGAACCCAACGACAAGTGTCGAGGAAGATCGGCATAATTGGCAAGACATCCATTGTGTCGGTTAGAACGCCAACGACTACCATAATTAGCCCAAGTATCAGCGTAAATCAAAAGACTTTCAAATTGTTTTTTGTAGTCACTGGGTGAAGATTCTGAAGTGATTAATTGAATCATACCAGTGCCAGGATTGATGCAAATTTCATTTTCAGAATTTGACTGGCGAACACCTTCTCTCATATCCATACCACAAACAAAACCATATACATCAAATGGGATGCCAACTTTTTTGCAGAAGGAAACTTGTATCAATAACTGTTCAATTGTGCCAGCCATATGTTGAGCCATAGAACCAGACATATCAAGAATCATGAACATGCCGTGGTTTTTGCCAGAAGGCGTGACAGTGTTTGACAAGAACAAGTCTTCGGTCAACTTGTAGGCCCACAACTTATCTTCATTGAGTTTGCCAGTATTGTGAACCTGTGCCTTGCGTAACTCAGACGCCTTGCGCTTCATCTCAAACTGCATGACCAACTGATTGATGGAAGACTTGTTTTTAGATCGAAACGCATCAGACAAACTTTTACGATAGGCTTTTGCCTCATCGGCAGAAACTTCATCATAATAATTTTTTGTTAGTTTGAACTCAAAGTCCCAAGTTTTTGAGACGGGGATTACATGGTGTTTGCGACTGATAAACTTGGGGAAGTAAGCGGTGAAAACTGATTCACTGTCAGACTCCAAGAGGCGACTTTCATTTTGACGGAAACTTCTGTCGGTTTGCGACATGGGTTCGCCATCTTCAACAGGCGATTCACTTGATTGACTTGATTGTGATTCAATCGGTTGATCAGATTCAGACTGTTCGGTGTCAGATTGAGAATCAGATTCGGAATCAGTAGACTCGGCAGATTCGGAACTGTCATCGGACTCTTCGCCAGTGGTCTCACCAGATTGGCCATCGCCCTCGGTGGGATCATCAGTATCTTCGGCGTCATCGGACATTTCCATTGAGGAACCTTGACCCTCGACTTCTTCACTGTCATCTTCGCCAGCGGCAGGAGCAGGCTGTTCCTGTTGCTGATCTTCCATATCTTCCATTGCGCCATTATAAAGATCATTGGCAATGTCAACTACATCAGACCATTCCTCAGCAGAATCAATGCGAGCGAGAAATTCTTTCTCGGAATCGGAAAACTGAACATTGAGGAATGAACCAATCTTGTAATGAAGATTGATACGATCAATCAGAGGCAGGGTGTTGACATCTTTATCAGCAACACCGAAAAAATCTTTGTCGAATAGGAAACGATAACCCTTGTAGAATGATTTAACAAGGCCGGGGTATCGTTGCTTGACTAGTCGTTCGTTGCGAGCGTCTTCAATAACATTTAGGAATGACTTGAAACCAGCACCTTGATCACAAACAGCATCATGCCATCCTTCAGCGGGGGTGACCAAACCGTGGCCAACTTCATGTCCGATCAGAAGATCGTAAACATAGCCGGGCATATCTTTCCAATTGGGAAGAATAATTTTGCGGTTTTTAAGATCGAACGCTGCGGTAGGAACATTAGCATGTTCTATCGCAAGGTCTTCGGTGGCCAACAACTTGGCGAGATAGGACTTGGATTCAATATTCATATAACTCTCACTCTCAAATACATGTATAGTATGACAGCTATCGAGGCAAAAGTCAAGGGGCCCAGCGAAAAAAGATTTCCTTATAAATCAAGGGCTTACAAATTTTTTTCAATTTTTTTCGATCAAATCCGCTCAAAATAGCGAGTTACGGCGAGAATTTTCTCGATTTGTTTGTCAATTATGGCGGTTCTATTGGGCCAGTGAATGTAGTCCTTTTCGGGGTTCTTTTTGAGATTCTGCAACAGGGGCAGGATCAGCAGTTCTACATCCTTCAATTTGCCACTAACATCGGCCTCCAACAGGGCTCGGTGTTCGTTTATCATGCCAGTATTATCGGCAGACAGGATTCTGGATTCCAATTGTTCTAGTTTATCCATGATCGAATCCAAAGACCCCTCGGGCAATGTAGCCTGTACAGGTTCGGATGGGACGGTTGTACTGGTAGGTACGTCATCTACCGCAGTAAAACCAAAATCGAAATCATCTGACATCTATTTCTCCTAGACGGCGAAACTCTCTCCACAACCACAGTGTGCGGTTGCCTTTGGGTTGGAAATTTCTATGCCGCTGTTGATACCCTCTCTCTTAAAATCTATCAAAGACCCAGAGAGGTACAACAAACTTTTTGGATCAATGAAAACTGTTACGCCGTGTTCTTCGACTACAACATCTTCTATAGATTGGTGATCGGCATACTCAATAACGTACTTGAATCCAGTACACCCACTCGGAGTGACACCCACTCTCACACCCAACCCTCTTCCACGTTCTTGTAATTGTTTTCCAATCCAATCAGCGGCTTGTTTGGTGATCTGTATCGTTTCCATGCTTCTCTTGATAGTTTTTTATTGCCGCCTTGATTGCATCTTCGGCAAGTACACTACAATGAATCTTTACAGGCGGGAGTGATAGTTCTTGAGCAATTTCTGTATTGCGGATTTTTCCTGCTTCGTCAAGGGACTTTCCTCTAACCCATTCTGTGAGTAGTGATGAAGAAGCAATAGCACTGCCGCATCCGTAAGTTTTGAATTTAGCGTCTTCAATAATTCCGTCATCCGATACTCGGATTTGCAACCGCATAACGTCTCCACACGCTGGAGCTCCGACCATGCCAGTTCCGACAGTTTCATCATTTTCGTCAAGTTTGCCAACATTCCTTGGGTTCTCGTAGTGATCTAGTACTTTATCTGAATAAGCCATGTCTATATTTATGCAGCACTAGACTTCAACATCTTAATTTTTTTGTTTTGTTTTTTCACCTTTTTCAAAGCCCTATCTAGTTGCAGTTTACCAACTCTTTGCAACATGTTTTGTCCTAACATATGATCATATTCATGCAAAACAACTCTAGCCCAAAGACCATCAAACTCTTCCATAACAATTTCTTGATTTTCATTTTGATATGAGAGTGTACACTTTTCTGGTCTTTTGACTCTCAACATCAATCCAGGCGCACTCAAGCAACCCTCTTCCATCATTACAACAGTGTCACTATGAGAAACTAGTTCTGGATTAAAGAATATCCATTTTTTTGCACCAGCACCCATAGTAAATACCCTAGCATTCAACCCAACCTGATTTGCAGACAATCCGATCCCGCCCAAAGACTGCTGTCTTTTCCAAATCTTATCTCCAAATTCTTCTGCATTTTCCCAATCCACAAACTCATTAGGCGGAACCTTTAGCATGGGGTGGTTAAGGGGAAGTAATTCTAAATCGCTCATGACATCACCGAATAGTTTTGTTTCTTTTCAAATTTAATCTGACTTCTAAATTTATCAAACAGTTGATCACCCTTGTGGCTGATAACAAATACATTTGCTTGATCACCGATAGTATTTAGTAGTTGCATAACATAGTCTGTACCATTATTATCCAAAGAACTGTCAAACACTTCATCCAGTATCAACAAGTTTGTACTAGCACTGTTCTTCATCTTGGCAATTGTTCTCCATGTGAACAAAAGAGCCAAGTCAATACGTTGTTTCTCACCCTCGCTGAAGGATGCGTAACTAAATTTATCTCGGTGTCTAGATTTGATTGTCTCATTAAACTTCTCATCAAGTTCAAAGTGTACAAAGAAATCCATCGACTGCAAATACTTATTAACCAGTTTATTGATAGCCGGTAAGTACTGTTTGATAATTCTAGTTTTAATACCAGTGTCTTTCAATAGATGTGAAACAGCCAAATTATAATGTTGTTCTTCATTCTTGGCAGAACGCAACTCATTCTTGGATATAACTTCCTTAGCCATCACTCTTAGTTTCTTTTTTTCGTCACTAATATCAGTAGAATTTGTTTCCGCATCAGATAACATATCTTTTAATTTTTGTTTGTATCTTTCTTGTCCGATGATGTCAGATTGTACAGAAGATATTTTATCGGATATATTTTGCCACTTCAATAATGTACTAGCAACATCATCATATTCCTTCTCCAATCCCTTTAAAGATTTTTCCAGAGAAGATATTTCTTCTGATTTAGTATTTGACATATCATGTTTGAAGTCTTCGCAAATCTCCTGTTTACATGTAGGACAATCACTGTTCTCTTCGTAAAACTTTAACTCTTTTTCTGCTCTTTTAATATTGGTTGAGAATTTTTCTCTGAAGGAATCGAGTTCTCTTTTTCGTTTCTCAGGTTCACCCAAGTCTGACTTCTCAGCCTCATATTTCTGAAGTTGTTGTTCATTATTCTCAATTGATGTTGTCGTCTCATTTATAGACTCCTTAATATTGTCAATCTTGGTTGCTTTATCTTTCTCCAAAGTATCAATATAATTTTTCTGAACTTTGGTTTTGTGTTTAGCAAGTTCTACTTCAGATTCTATTGTGCGAATATCTTCTTTTAGAATGTTCATCTTTTCTTTTAACAAAACATTCATAGTAGTAAAAATTTGTATGTCGAGAATGTCTTCAATGATCTCTCGTCTAGATGCAAGAGGCAGCTGCATGAAGGGGGTGAAAGAGGCACTACCCAAAATAACAATCTGAGTAAATGACTTGTAGTTTAACTTGAGAATACTTTCTTCAAGATACTTTTGGGTGTCTCTGAGTGCCGCATCTTGGTCTAGAAACTTATCGTTGCAGTATATCTCAAAGACATTTGGTTTCATTCCACGAATTACTTTATACTGTTTTTTTCCAACAGAGAATTCAATTTCAACCAACATCTTTTTACTGTTAATTGAGTTTACAAGTTGTGGCTTGTTAATACTTCTAAATGGTTTGTTGAATAATACAAAACACAAAGCATCAAGACAGGTAGACTTACCACTGCCGTTCTCACCCACAATAAGTGTCGTGGGGTTGCGGGTAAAATCTATCTCAGTAAAATTATTGCCAGTGGAAAGAAAGTTTTTCCACCGCAATTTTTGAAATATAATCATAAAATAGTCTTTAGTCGGGGAACAATTACTTGTTCAGCATATATGTCATGTTGTTCTGGGGTGGGGTGTGAGGGAGAATTTCTATCTCTTTCTCTACCAAAGGCAAGTTGTTCCTTAAAAGGTAAATCGGTGTTATCAAAACACCATTCAAACTCACCACTCGGTATGAAAGAATCCCAATCAATAAGTTTTACTAACCAATTTACTTCTGGATGTTCCCAAGAACTTTTAACAAAGGCATCATCAATGTATTTTGCAAAAAAGTACTTGATGTTATTTCTCTTTAAGAATTCTTGGAGGGTCAAAATACTTTTCATGGTATTAACAACACGAGAAACATCGGTAAGAAAAAACTCCTCCAACATAATACGGCCAAGATCGACATACCTTCTTGTATATTCTGGGTATAAATTTGAATTTGGATCATCTAGGTTTTGTGATATCCACCCAACATTTGTGGGAGAAAAGGGAACCCAGTGTCCGTCTGATCCCTCTACAAATTTTACTACAGAAGGAACTGCTTTTCCTTGTGGCAAAATATCATCTCTATGATCTTCTCTGTAATATTCTGCTCTGTCTGCATGAGACCACATGACTCCTACAACAATTTCATCCGCACCAATGCCAGACTCTATCATACGTTGAAGAACATGGAGAACATTCATCAATATTAGATTGTTGCCTATCGCCGGTATCCCAGTGTTCATTCCTACCATGTTCATCTTTGAACACACGGACTCTGGCCATGAAACGTTTAACATGTTTGAAGTAAATGAACATCCACCAGCAACAAAGTATTTTTGTTCTGGGGATTTGTTTGGAATTTTTACATACTGAATTTTCATTGTCTATTCCATATGTTGTGCTTCAACATAGAGTGTTTGCACAACCGATGTAAGTTTTTCTCTGTCCAAGTCGGTAACAGTATTGCTAATGTAGTCCCTAAGTAATGTCATTGTATCATCTATAGCAAGTTCTACATCATCGCCAACCGCATCATCTTCAAACTCAGAGAAGTCTTCTACGATTTTTAATTCTACACAGTTGCAAGTATACAAAGAATCAACTAGTTTGTCAAACTTTAGGAAGTTCTCTTTCTTTACCACAATAAGCTTAACGCAAGAGCCGACAAGACCAGAAAGATCAAAAGAGCTGTCTCCGTCCATATCGTTATAGAAGAGTTTGTGAAACATTCTGTAGGGATTTTTGATAAAATCCAGTTCGTTCGATTCCGTATCGTAGATGTGAAATCCTCTGTCATCATCGAAATCAGACCATGTAATCTCATAAGGATTGCCAAGATAAGTAATGTTATCCCTAGAAGAACGATGATGGAAATGCCCGCTGCAAACCAAATCAAAATGATCAAAGGCATCAGTATCCATTCCGTGAGGGTTTGGTACACCTTTGTACATTTGGAACCCAGTAAACTCAAAATGCCCAAAACATACTTTGGCATCCGTTGACTTAACAGCATCCATTGTAGTTGTATAATTGTCACTACATATCCAAGGGACGAATAAAATTTTTCTTTCATCTAACGTTATCTCCGTAACTTCTGGGTAGACATGGATATTGTCATACTCCTTCAACAACAATTCCAAAGAGTTTACGTCATTGGTATTTTTATAATATGTGTCATGATTGCCTGGAATCATGTGCAAAGTCATACCAAGGCGTTGTGCCTGCCCAAAAAAATACTCCTTGCATGATTTGAGTGTGTTGAAGTTTACAAACTTCCTTCTATCAAACGCATCACCCAAATGTACAATAGTATCTATATTGTTTTCTTGTAAATATGGAAAAAAATACTCATCATAGAATTTCTTAAAATACGCATCAAACGCAAGACTGTCTGATCTAGCACCAAAGTGCGTATCAGTAATTAGTGCAACCTTCATGCAATAGCCTTATTCATCATGTGTGCAAACATGTCATAGTATCCACCCTTTGATAGTAGCACACTCTCATAGTTTCTTCTGTATTCAGAAAGTTTATCTGCCATAACAGACGGGTTCTTTAGTTCGATAACCTTTTCTCTAAAATCTTCAAAGTCCTGCACCCTTTGCCAGTCATCAATATTATATGTATTATTCTCATCATAGTTCTGGTAAACAAAAGGAATCATACCAATCGCCAGGGCCTCAACATACCTTGAAGTAGTGGCGGTAGGGTCTTTCCAGTTGAAACAAAGTGTTGATCGGCATGGTTCTAGTTTTGGGTACAACTGATTCCAATTTTTAATCCACGCAGACTGTCTTTTCATTCCAGAGGGAAACCCACCTATCAAAACAGTAGAGATGTCTGGGTCTCTGTAAATCTTTCGCAATACTTTGCCACGATCACACCCGTCTTTCATTCGACCCCAATAACCAAAGTCGTGGTTATGTGTTCGTCCAAACATTTCAGATATTGCATTTTCAAATCTATCACGAATAAAATGATACTTCATTCCGTGGATGTTGCCTGGAAAATCAATTTCATCTATGACAACAAATTTTTTGACGTTTGGCAGAAAACTCCTATAAAGTTCTTCGGTGTCACCTCTGTCACTTCTCCAAATGATCACTGTTTTACCATCAAAGAAAGGTGCAATCTTTTCAATATGGGACTGAGACTTTGCCAAGTCTTTGGGGTTCATTTGTAACTCACCATGATATCTAAACTCACTATCACTAGGAATTACAATTACATCTGCCCACTCAATAGACTCTGGTGTACGGACTGGTCGAGTATGGTCAAAAGAAATATTGTATGTGCCATACTCATGTTGTGGATTATTTCTCATCCACTGTACATAGTTCTCCAAGAAACTATCCAACACAGTTTCCAGTGGGCCATTGTACTTTACATTAGATCGCAATCTGGCACAAGCAATTTTCATGATAACTTCACTCGGTCTCGCAAACTAGTGGAAGAAAAAGAGTGTTTCCTATTGGTGAATACAACAGGTATGTTTAATTCGTCACCAGTAAATCTTTTGTCCCTATAATCTTCACCGACAAACCGTACATCAATTTTTTTAGTGACAAGAATATCCATCAGGCATGTCTCACTTGAGTACGGAATAATTTCATCCACATACTTCAACCCGTCCAGTTGTATAAATCGTTCGTATACAGACTGCACCGGCGAGTTCTTACCTTTTCTGTCTAAGCTGGGGTCAATCTGCAAACCAACAATCAAGTAATCACATTTGCTTGATGCCTCTTCCAGCATCACAACATGTCCAGCGTGCAACAAATCAAATGCACCACAAGTAAATCCAACTATCATCGTATAATATCTATCTTATCAATCGTGTCACGGTTCCATACCTCCAACTCTTTTCTTATTCTACCATCAGAATGGAGGTTGTTGTATCTCTTGGTGGCCAGTTTCTTCCACCACTTAATAATTTCTGGCAGTTCAAATCTATCAAAGTTTTCTGCCTTTGTCAATGTGTCTGTTTTTCCAAGTAACACATCTTTCACGTTGGAGTATCCATACTCTGACATGTAAAACCGTTTGTTTGTTGTTACATCAGTGGATGATTTGATAGTGTCGGTAAATCTTTTGTACTCTTCGGCATCATGTTCCTTGAGAGATGCCTTAACAATCCCAACCATCTTGGTTTGATACTTTAGTTTGCGACTAGATGCACCCTTGTGAATCAAAGGTTCTCCGCCGTTTCTTTCCTCAAACCAATCTCTTAGGTGAAAGTATATATCTTCACCCATAGTCAACAAAAATGATGACATGGTGTCACCCTTGTATCTTAGATAAGGGCGCATACCATCATACATAGATGCACCCTTTATGTTGCCATAAAGAGATGTCGTCTCAAACAAACAAAACTCCGTGTCATACTTCTTGTTCAACATCCTGCGAACATCATGGGAACAACAGATTGCAGCCATGAGTTTACCCCCAAGATAGTTGAAACCAAAAGGTTGAACGGGCACAATGTTGAACCCCATGATTGCACGTTGGTTGAAAATTCCCAGATCGGGAACACCGCCGAGGTAGTCGTTTCTGGGTTTTGAGTTGATGAGGGGGGAACCCATCTTAATAAACCCAACGGCTTTATTGGTGTTTGTTTCTTTGACAATCAGTTTAAGAGTTTTACCTGGCGCCTCATCGGGGGAAAACGAAGCGGTCATCTCCAACATCTGATCAAAGATTTCATTGTTCATTTGAACAACTTCAAAGTCCAAGTCCTCAGGCGGTGTGTCCCATAACTGAAACATATCGTCTTCAACACTCATACCAAACAGGGGCGGAGGCAAAGCCTTCACCCGTTCAATTTTTCTTGCACGAAAGTAATCGTCTATCCTTCCAAACTTGGAAAAATAATCAATAATTAGCTTGCTCGCATACAGCGAGTCTTCTTTGGATAGAATCATACAGCAGTCATGAATTGTGGAATAGGTCTATTAGTCCACTTAGAGAAGTGTGCTTTGTATTTGCGATAGTAAGCTTGATATGCTTCAACAAAGTCATCACATTTTACATCATCTGGCATTGCTTGTGGTATCTCGGTCATTGGCCCGTCTGGAATATTTCTTGGTACTGACTTGAGTACATCACCGAGTTTTGTCCAACATGCATGTTGTTTACCATAACGATGTGTATATTCTTTTGCAAGTGATTCCCACAACCCATACAACCAGATATAGTTTGCCACGGTGGTTCTTGTCCAGATGGCAGTAGGATGATTGATGTGAGATGCTTTATACAATGTGTTTTCCATCATATCATCTGGATGTTTCCATCGCTTGATGTTTCTACCATTAGCAGTTTTGCCAAGATAGATAGTACCATCTAACACACGATGTGCAGTAGACAACAGTTGTGGATATTCAATGTTCATTTTCACAACGTGTTTGTCGTTGTGAAGTTTTGCAGCTACAGTGTAGTTGCGGTCAAGTCCAAATGCATTCATAATATATACCCCCTAGTATTTGTATCATTATACATATGTTGAGAGCAGATGTCAAGAGTCTTTTAAAGCGTTAATTTTTTCTTTAGCTAAGTCCATTGCTTCCTTGTCATTGAAGTATTTTGGTCTGCGTTTCGGAACATTCTTAGATTGATCGGCAAATTTCTCGTTCATCTTATCAGACTCTTCAATTTGTTTCTTCATATATTCAAGAAATTCATTTGATCCACCGTCCTCTCCGAGTTCATCTAGAATACCATGCAAATCGAGACTCTGAATGTATCGATATTTTGTATCTAGTTGTTTCTTTTCTTTTTGAATACGCCGAAGAAAAGCATAATAAGTGATCTGTGTAAAATACGCAAAGGGGTTCTTGGATTTTTCTGGGTCGAAGTTATGAATATATGTGATACAATTTTCAATACCATCAAGGATCATTTCTTCTCGGAAGGTGTAGTTTACAAAGTTAGATTTGTAAGCCAAGTGATTTGCAATCTTAACGAAACACTCACCGATGTAATTTGACACTCTCGGTTTAGGTTCGCCTTTCTTTTCGGCTTCATTTACTTGTTCTCTGTATTCTATCATTGCCGCCAAAAACTCTTTGTTGTTGACGTAATGTCTGTTCTCAGTTTTTTTGCTCATAATAAAAGTCCTTTAATACTTTATAACACAAGTATAATTTATTTTATAATAAATGTCAATAGTGTTTTGAAAGCCCTTGACAGGTGCTCAAAAAATCATTATAATTAGGATGTGCCATTAAGGGATATTAAGCCTTAATGAATTTGATCATTTCCTTTATCTTTTAAAGAATTCATAAATTCTTCTATGGACAAACCGTCTTCAAATTCTGGTTCAAAGTCGTCCATGGCGTCCATAAAATCCAACCCTTCTTTTTTGTCTTCCATATACCCCTCGGTCATCTTGTAGAATCCCTCTTCATAATGCTGACTGAGCGGCGAAATAGAAATAATTTTATCTTGTTTAATAGAATAAAATTCGGAGTCGGTGAAAGCAATCCAAGGGCGCAAAGACAAAGCTTCATGTGTGGAGTTAATTTTTACTCTAGTAACTTCTAGAGGTATGGTTGTTTCTAGATGTGTTTCTGATTCAGATACAATACCAGCAATAAGCTGCATGCCGTTATCTAAACAAATAATACTAGGTTTGCATTTTACCATTAGAGTCTATCCTTATAACTTTGTATTCAAAATTTTCTTCATTGTATAATTTAATTCTTTCAAGGACATGATTTAAAGTATAGTTCTTTTTTGACTTCCATGATAAATCATCACCAACATCAAACAAGTTACAACTTGACTTGTCGTTCCCCTTTCTCAACCCCCTACCAATAGACTGCAAGTTTCTAATCCTGCTTTTACTTGGAGAGGCAAACACTACATTGTGTAGGTTTCTAATATTTATACCAGTAGAAAATGTACCATATGAGGCTACAATTATAGTGTCTTTTGATTGTTCCGTCAACTCACGAATCTTCTCCCTTTGTTCCGTCTCAGTGCCTCCGAAAACAAAGTACACCGATTTATCAGTCATTCCTTTTATCATCTTGTATAAGACATCGCCGTGTTTCTCTACATACTGATATAAAACCAACGTATTGCCCTTCTGAGAGGTCGCCAGCTTCGCCAGGATGTCATTGCGTTCTGGGTTAGATACTAGGAAGTCCATTTCCTCTTGATAAGACATTTTGGATACAAGTTTTCTTTGTTCATCTGGGTATCCAATTATCATACAGATGATTTTAAGTTCTGCGAGTTCCTTTTTGTCCATCAATTTTTTGGTTGAGGTCACCTTGAATACTGGCCCAAACACACCCTCTAAGACAAGTTTGTGTGTCTTTGTGCCGTCTAGCGTACCAGTAGTACCTATTCGGAAACGAGCGTTTTTACATTTGTCCATGAGTGTCATCAAAGACTTCGCTTTGAATAAGTGTGCCTCATCACCGTAGACCACATCAAACTGACTGAACCATTCTTGTGGAAATTTGTATATAGATTGCCATGTAGAAATAACTACATCGGCGTTGTTGGATTTTTCTTTCCCGCCATAAATTCTGTGACAGTGTTTTGCCACGTTGAACCCGTTGTTACTTGAGTAGTCTCGGAAGTCACCGTACATTTGTTCTACCAGTGAGGTGGTGGGTACTACGATCAACTGTTTGCGCCCCAGAGCTTGATGATATCTAATCAACGAGTAAATGATAAGTGACTTACCAGATGCAGTCGGCGACAACAACAGAGTCCTACCAGAGTTTATCGCCTCATGAATAGCAGACTGTTGGTAGTCTCTGGCCTGAATAGGTTTCTTTTGACTGTGAAGTTTAAGGACATTACAAAACTCGGATACTTCTTCTTTAGAAATCTTTTCACCGAATGGTTCAAGATCGATCTGAATCTCATACTCTAATTGTTTGGCAAACTTAATAAGATAGGGAACCAAACCAATATAGAGTTCGGCCTTGTTCACATTGTACAAACGAATTTTGCCATCCCAATACTTGTTTCTATAGGATGGCATAAACTTGGCGCCAGGTACTTCAAATGTAAAGAAGTCTGATATCTCCCGTCTGATACTATCAGATGCTTCTACATAAACATGAACGTTGTCTTTTTGTTTTACCCAGATCATATGAGCCCAGATTGCATTTTCGTCCATTCAACAGCAGTCTTGATATCCCAACCTCTGCCATTCAAACTGCGAAGTACTCTGTCTAGAAAATCAACAGTAGTCTCTAGGTAGTAAACTTTATCTTGTTGTTTGATAACATCTGAATCACTGTCTAGTTGATCTCGCATATCAGACCTAAGAATGGCATTTTTTCTCCAAGGTTCCCACCCCAGAGAATCAAGTTCTTCTTTGGAAAGTTCTCCACGATAGTAATCTGACTTTACTCTTTCAAGTCTTTTTAAGTCAGCGACTGCCTTTCGGAGTTGGAGTTTTGTGTTTGCTAGAATCGTTACATACTTTGAGTGCAGTATGGGAGTCCTAGTTGACTCCCCACCCAAATCTAATTCATCAAGTTTGCAATCTTCAGCCCACATAGACTGAAGTTCAATAAGTGTAGCCATAATAAATTAACCAAATTTAACCAACAGATTTAATATTATATATTCGATATTTAAAGGAAGCTAATCCAACAAAGTAAGGGGAGTCTCCTGCTGACTGATCAAAGTCCAGTCCAGACAAAGCAACTGGAAACGCATCTCTGAAGACAATCTCTATGTTAGGATTGTCATTTGAATCTAAGACAAATAAACTAGCATCACTTACTTGGGCAATTGCTTCTTGTTTATCTTTCCTAGCACTCTGCGTTCTCCATTTTTGAGTATTAACATAGTCGGTGAACTGTCTGTGTTTTTCTGGGAATCCAAGACCAATCATCCAGTTATACAACTCTTTATAATTTGTCATATCCTCTTGAATCAAAAAACGAATGTTTAAATCACCAAAGGTAATTTTGTCGCCTGGATATGGAATATCAGATAATGGGGTATTCTGTACTGGAAACCCCATATTTACATCTGGAATGTTTGCTCCCTGACAAAAGAATGCAACATGCGGGATGTTATGCACTTGGAATTTAAATCCATTCGGCCGCAAATAGTCTAATTCTGAACCAGACTGAGAAGTATATGTGCCGTTATTTACCGAAATGGTTGGAGTGTAAGCCATTAAAGACCTCTATTCTGTTTAGGATGCCATCTTCCATACATACAGTGAACCAACTCATGACCTATAAATTCTGGTTGATAGGACACCGCTGGGTCAATGATATAAATGGTGCAGTTGTTTGTAGCTGGTGACACTTTTCCAAATGCTGCAACCTTCTTCGCAGTCTCTTTGTCCATGTGCTTAGAAGCTTCCTTTTCCATGGCTTTTTCACTTTCTAGCACCACAATCGTGACACCCAAAGAAGTCTTTTCATACTCCTTTTCCTCAAAATAATAATCGTCTGCACCCTTTTTCGGTGATTGGTCACACGATGCAAGGAAGAGTAACAACACTGGCAGTATTAATTTTTTCATGCCACTATTTATAATGATTGTGAGCCATAAAAAAAGGGACTCCGAAGAGTCCCTTAAAACGATCCCTTATGGGGATTCTTTTTATTACATCAGGTTAGTAACCTTGACTGAACGGTAGTACTGGTTACGATCAGCAGTGAAAGTATCTGCGTCAGTAGCACCACCATCAGTAGTAGTGACGTAAGGGTTAGCAATCATACCGTAACGAGTCTTGAAGCCAATCTTGGGCTGGAAGGTGTTAGGATCGATTGCCCGTACCATCTGGAGAGGTACATAGGGGCAGTAGAACAGACCGGCGTCATAAGGTGAAGTACCCTTGTAACCCGCAACGTAGAACTGAGCAGAAGCACCAGTGTTTGCAGAGTAAGGATCAATGTATACCTTATAACGACCATTTAGTACACCAGCAAAAGTGTTACCAGTGTCGTCAACATTCAGGTTCGTGTTCAACGCAGGGTTGTAATCAAGTACACCAGCCATAGACAGGGCAGAAGCAACATCTGAAGAACAGATGATGAAGTTACCCTTCCCTCTACGAGTGTCTTGTGCAATTACGTTAGCATCTCTTTCGATGTTGAAGAGAAGACCCTTGAATCTTTCAACAGACCAGCGACCATTTGAATCTACGTCAAGGTCGAAAGTACCAGGCGTTGCAGTAGAAGCAGCACCAGTCTTAGCGACTTTGTAGATTGTACGGATCACTTCACGGTTGATTTCAGCAAGGATTTCCTGAGACAGAATGTTTGACAACTCTGACTCAGCGTCCAGACCGTGAACTGCCTTGAGGTCTTGCGCCAATTCGACAGTGTATTCTGCCTTCAGAGCACGAGACTTAGCAGTTACAGTGGTCTTCTCGATTGAGAATGCCATCTGGTTCAGTGTAGTACCACCCGAATCACCGAATACTTCAGCGGCGTCACGAGTTACACCAGTACCCGTGGTGTAAGCACCATCAACGGGGTTAGAACCAGCGTGAGTACCAGTACCAGAGAAGTCTGTGTCAGCTTCGTTGAACAGAGCTTCATCACCAGTCTGTGAATCATAATGCGACTTCATCGCAAAGATCAGACCAGTAGGGCCAGTCATAGGTTGAACACCAGCAACGTCATATGCCATCAGGTTAGGCAACGCACGGCGAACGAGAGAGATCAGGATCGGATCGTAGGTATCGATCTCACCAGACATGTTGTTAGCGTGTACCGCTTCAGAGAAAACGGCTTTCTCTTCACGGAGAGCCTTTTCTTGGTTCTCCAGAATTACAGAAGTTACTGCCTTACGATAAGGGTCAGTAATCTCTTGCAGATCGGGATGATCCAGAACAGGACTCCACTTTTTTTGGATTTCTTCGGAAAGATACATTGTAGTCTCCTTGATTTTGGTTTTTGTTTTTACCTAAGTTTATTTATAAAAGTTTTACTTTTTGATTTGTTTTGAAATAGCCTGAGCATACTTATTGATAGATGAACTTTCCTCAAGGAAACTAGAGTCAACTGTATCAGTCAACTTTTCATCTTCAGTTTCAACACTTTGTTTGGGGAAATAGTTTTCCTTAACAACGGAAACCTTTTCAGCGAACAACTCTGAACTACCGAAGTCTACATCAACAAGAAGTGAAGACAGTTTTTCTGATTCTGTCATTGTCAAATCTTCTGAGGCCTCAGCGATGATTTTCTCACGCATCATTGTCTCTTTCTCAGAAGAAAGGGCAACTTCACGCTCGATACTCTCGTTGAGTTTTGACTTTAGTTCTTCGATTTCGCTTTCCATTTCACCAAGTACATCGTACTTTTCTTCGGGCACTTCAATGTAGTGTTCGGTGAAAACAGTTTTCAGAGACTTGATAAAGTCTTCTGTAATTTCTGTGCGGAGACCACGCTCAATGGCGAGCTCGTTCTCTTTCATCCAGTTCTCAGCAACATAGTTGAGGTAAGAATCAATTTTCTCAACCATTTCTTCTTTGAACTGTTCTTTCTCGGCAGCAAATTCTTCAGCAAGTTCTGCCTGAATTGATTCGATCTCATTGGCAAGGCGAGCAGTAACAACTGTCTCGAAAAGATCAGCAGCCTTAACCTTGAAGTCTTCTGAAAGATGTTCTTCGTCAGCAAACAGATTCATGATGTCGCCTTCAAAAAGATTTTCGGAATCGTCTTCTTCTTCTTCGATTTCCTCTTCTTCTGCAACAACTTCTGTTTCTTCCTCTTCAGAATCAACTTCTTCTTCTGAAATTACTTCGTCTTCCTCAGACTCTTCTACTTCTTCTCTTGCAACGTTGCCCTTAGATGAAGCCTGTGCAACTACTTTGCGGGGGTCTTCTTCATCTTCAAAGTTGGGGGCATCGCCTGCACCTTGGTTTGTAAGCTCACCAGACTGACTCATCTTGTCAGCAGCAGCCTTACCTACAGAAGATGTCAAACCACCATGCTTGTCACCTGTACCAGAAAGGTCTTGCATTTCTGGTGAAGGGTTAGAACTGCCTTGTGTAGGATTCTTGGAATCACCAGGCGTTGCATTGGGCTTCAGATTTTCCGCCGCAGCCTTCTCTTCCAGTTCATTGACTTCTTCAGCAAGGTCAAGAGCTTCTTCAATCTCTTTGCCTTTCTTGAGAAAGTCTCTGATTTTACTTTCTACGCTCATGATTTTCTCCTTTGAGATTTTGCGTTACTGATAATTATTTATACAAAATTATATTTTAGATAGACGATCTAGGAATGAACTAAACACTGCAAGTTTCTGTTCCTCCAGTTCACGAGAACTAGACTTTTTAATAACAGATTGTGCAATGTCCATTTCTCTTTCAGTCCATACACCGTTTATCATCATCCATTCTTTGTTCTCCATAATACCTCTAACAAAGGCATCTGGAGCAGAAGGGTCTGCCACGATATCAGCAGCAGTCGAAAGAACAAAATCATCTTGTACTTCGTTGATGCCGTTCTTCTCTTTAAGTGAACCAAGACCTCTTGAACTCACTCCGAGTTGTGCGCCTTCATCCATTAAATTCTTAACGATATTCCCCATAGGAGTGTCTAGGATTTTTGCCTTGCCAATCCAGTTATCGCCATCTTCTTTCAAAGAAGTAATCATATGAGATACACGATCTAGATTCAGAGTCGGGCCTTCTGGATGACCCAGTTCACCCATCGCTCTCTTCTTGTCGATCTGTTCGGTTCGGTATCTATCTACTTCTTTACGCATAATCTCCTTGGGATAAGAACGATTATTGCGATTGGTGATATTAGATTGCAAGAAAACACCTTCAATGTAAAGGTTTCTCTTACCATTTTTTTCTTCTGAGATATATTGAATATCTTCAGTAACTTCCGTAATTAGTTTCATTAGCCTAGGTCTCCTTGATCTTGATGTTGCTGCGGGCCAAAACCAGAAACCTTTGACAACTCCAACCAAAGAACTGCATCACCGTTTGAAATTGCTACGTCAATGTCTTGATCATTTTCTGTGTTCTCTACCCAACCATACCAATCGGTGAAACCAGTGCCGTGGACATGCATGATATCAACACTGTTACGAGAGATAGTTACTGAGGCGTTTTTGTCACAGTTCCAATGTACTCTTGTGATATTAACTTCTGGAGAAGTGGCGGTCTCGGTGGATTTTTTAATATCTACGTCAAGATCAATAGAACCACTATCCCCACCAGTACCAGAACAACGAACAACGGCCTGTACTTGGGTCAGTTTTAAATTGGATTTAGCGAATGCCATCTATCGTCTCCGTTACTTTTTCTTGTGGTTACCGTGAGATGATTCTTCAATCACCTCAAGAGCATATGTTTCGCAGTGCTCAATACCATGTTCAAACATGACTTTGTACCACCAAACGTTTCCGTTAGCATCTGGTTCCGCATGTTCACCCATAATTGGTTTTCCTTCACCAAACTTGGGATGTACCACCTTTGTAGCACACATGTGAGTCAGTTTAGGTTCTTCGGAACCACCCTGTTTGGGTGGAGTCTTATCCCCTTCGATGCCATCTTCAGCAGGATGGTTTGCAATAGGTTCTTCTTTTGAAACCTTCTCTACGGGTTTAGCTTCTTCACGGAAATCTCTAAACGTCTTCATCTGACTCTTCCTCTGATTCTTCTGGGGTTGCTTCCAAACCCATCTTCTGCATTTCTGGATCATTAAAAATAGCAGGAGCAATTTCGGATTTTCTTACCGCAAGCATGTCATCAGCACGTTTGTTCATCATTGCAAAAAAATCATCATTAGCACCAGCGAGGTCACCATCAGCCCATTTATCCATCATCTGTCTGATAGAATCTTGAGGACTAACCTCGTCCTGTACTTCCAACTCTACTGTTTCTGCTTCACTCATTTGAATCTCCAATCACATTATCTTCTGGTTGACTTGCTCCAATCTGTTTGTCCATCAAAGCAATTTCTTCATCGGTAAATCTCAAGATGTTTTTCTGAACATACTCTTTACTGAACAACTGTCCAACGAAAGGTGCAACGTTATTCAAAATTTCTATTCTACTTCTCAAAACCTCTTGTTCTTTTGACTCTGTATAGTAAGCATCTGACGCAAACTTATACTGAATACTTTCTCGCAATTCTGGCCATTCTGATTCATTTATGACTCCTTTGAGTATCAACTGAGTCTTTAATAGATCATCAAACACACCAGAAAATCTTCTTCTTAACTTAGAAATAAACTTTGTAAACTTTAATTCATCTCTAGTAATCTCAGCAGATCGACCAAAGTTTAATCCAGTTTGTTGTTCTAGTCTAGAGATAGGAACGTTAAGAGATTGATACAACTTCTTCTGGAAGTAGTTTACGTCTTCAATCTCACCCAAGTTTTGTCCACCAGGCAATGTTTGAATCTCCGTACCTCTGCCACCTTCTTTTCGTGGTAACCAGAAATCTTCAAGCATTGACATGAACTTCTTGTCGTCTCTAATTTCTCCAGTCTCGGAATCGTAAACCAACTTATTACGATACCTATTCATAACATCTTTTAGATACTGTTCCGCCTTATTAGTAGGCAGGTTGCCAACATCTATATAAAAAATTCTTCTTTCTGGAGAACGTGTGATACGATAAATCACTACAGCATTCTCCATCATCCTAAGTTGGTTAGCAGGACGAATTGCCTTGTGCAAAAAGGACAGAGGTATATTTCTGTCCTGATCTACTAGACCAGATGTGCAATAACACACCGCATCTTTACTAACCTTGATTGCTTTGTCGTTAGCAACATCTGTTTTATACATCTGGTTGCTATTCAGAGCAATACCTTTTTCATCATAAACAAAATACTCGTTGACTTCTTTTACCAAAGTTACCTGAGTCTTTGCATCTTTTTCCTTTTTAATTTCCCTGACCTTTCGGATTTTCCTTGGGTCAACGTATCGAATGTCTTTAATCCCATCTTTGGGTTTAGTACCATCCACTACTTTGTGGAAATAAATTCTACCATCAATGTACCATCGTCTGAAATAATCTTGAGCTTTAGTATTAAAATCCAAGATAGTCATGATATTGTTAAACTCTTCCGCAATAGCCTTCTTGACAGTGGCCGGTTGAGAAACATTATCCAGATCGATCTGTACTGGTTTTTCATCATCAAAGTTTGATATAGCATCGTTGACCACATCTTCAATAGCTGCGTCAACATCTCCCATCATGGAGATATCTCTATATCTTTTAATTAGCTGACTTTCATTATTGGCAGTACCTTCAATATCAAAGTATGTGCCGTAATATCCACCAGCCTTAATAGCCTCAAGCGATCCGTCATCATGGGGAGCTACGAAAGACTTCTCTCCCTTAGATGGTTTGGATCGCTCGATTGTGTATCCAAACAATTCCATAATTTACCCTAGTTACTGAGACTATATTAAGCTACATCGTAGGATGTATACTGGAAAGTCACCGTAAACTCTTCAAAAATATCATTTTGTGCATAGTTCAATGCGATTTCTGACATCTGAATCGGAAACGCATTGCGAAGGGTGTAAACACCACCAGGCAATACAGCGTCATTTCGATCTAGATGTTCAACAATAACATCCGTTTGGTAATCACGAGGTGTAAGAACACCAGTGTTGTCTTCACGATTATTCATTCCGTCCATCCATTGTTCAAATGGTGTTCTAAGACTGAACTCAGAATCGTTTACAACCGTAATTGTCCACGGATCAAAGATACGTTCACCAGCCAACTTAACCTCACGACCCCTATACTGAATGATAGCGGGGTTTACGTTGGATGCTGGTAACGCAGCGCCCGTTACAAGCAGACTATAAGAGGGATCAACACCAGCCACATAAGAGGGAAAACCAAGTTTCACTCTAAACTGGTTAGGTCTTGCACCTCCGGCGCCAAGTCTTGACTTAAACTCTTCAATATTCATCTAACTTTTCTCCTAACTTTCTGTTATTTATTCTTACTATTAAGCGCCAAGTTCTTCAAACGAGATGCCAGTTCTAGTAGCAATAAACGTCAGCGTGATGAAGTTAATAGACTTAGCAGGTTTAACGTAAATGTCAGCTCTAAATTCATTAGAGTCAACAACCTGTGGAGTGTTATTTGTCTCGTCACAAACTACACGGAAGTCGTAGATACCTCTGCGACCCTGTACGTCTCTCAAGAACGGTTCTACCAGTGCAACAAACTGCGCTCTTGTGAATGCATCGTTGAATTCAAACAACTGGAATTTAGCAGCAGTTGCAATTGCTTTCTCAAGAACAATAAACAATCTGCGAACGTTGATTCTATTGAAGGCAGAAGGTTTACCCAACATAGTCTTGTCACCGAAAAGAACGATACCAGCTTCTGGTGTGTTCATTACGGGGTTAATTCCTCTAGAGTACAGTGTGTCTCTAGCAGCTTTTCTCGGAGACCATGCAAGTTTAATTGCATTTTTAATGATGCCACGATTCAAACCAGCAGGAGAGAACCAAGGATCATTCCCCTGATCAGTAACAACACAACAACCAGCAACGTCACCATTAAGGGGAACATATACATATCGGTCATTGTACTTGTCATACTGATATTTCCAACCACTATCGAAAACACCATAAGATGATCTAGTATAAGCACCAAAGTCGGCCTGACCAGTAATGTCTGTAAGTTCGTCACCCTCGTTATTAACAACACTTGATCTCTGCGGCGAGATAAATGCAAGACAGTCTTTACGAACTTCAGCGATATTATCAAGAACAAAATCACCAACAGTTGTTGGATGTGCTGAAGTCAAGACAAGAGCAACATCAACCAATTCATCATTGGCGAACAGGAGGTATCCATCTTGAATATCTCCAGTTGCCGGATCGTCATCAACACCACCACTCAAAGAAAGAGACTGGTCTGTGTCACCTATCACCAAAGTGTCAAAGACGATTCCGCCAGAAGCACCAGCAGTACTTTCGCCCCAGTTTGAACCAACAGTAGGATGATCCATCCACCAAATATACTTAGAACGATCATTGATTACGTTCTTGTAGTAATTGGTCTGGTTGAGATCGTCTTTAGCATCTCTTGCTTTAGAAACGCCTGCAAACTTCTCAAGGATAGTACCAGCACTACCACTGATGCCACCATCTTCATCGATGACAATTATGTGCATTTCATCGTATGAAGAACCGTTTTTCTCAGCCCAAGTTGTAGATGTGGGGATTGAATCAAACTCGTCTCTGTATACCCACTCCGATGTAGGAAGAGAAGCGGTAGCAGTCAAAACTACATCGGTTTCTCCACCCTGACCATCGTCTTGTTTACAATTAAGAGTTACGGTTGGAGCAGTAATGTAACCGAAACCAGAATTGGTAACAGTGATGGCATTCACTACACCGGCAGTGATAGTTGCTGTTGCAGCGGCATTGATTCCACCAGCAGGAGCATCAGCAATATTTACTGATTCTACGCTGAGGATATCAACGTTGTTGGCCTGACTGCTATCTACTGCAATACTTTTAATACTTGTAGTAGTGATTGAGGAAATGTCAGCCATCTCCACTTTAATGTTATTGCCAAGTGAACCAGCATATTTTGCAGCCCAAACACCGACAGAGGCAGCACCATTTGCAAACTGTTCTTGATAATTATCTTCGTTGGTGATCAAAAGGCCTGATGCGTCAGCAGTAGCATTTCTAGCAGCAGTCCCAACTTCTCTTACAGTTAAAAGATTTGATCCGTAAGCCAAGAAACTAGCAGCGGTCATAAAGTCATAGTAGACTTCGGTAGTAGGCCTACCAAATCTTTCTACCAAATTATTTTCTGAATCAATTTGTACAATTTCGTGTACGGGGCCCCACTGAAAGTTACCAACAATTCCACCAATCGTAGTTGCGACTGCTGGAACAACGTTGGTAAGGTCTCTTTCTTGGACTAAGACGCCAGGTGAAATCTGGAAAGCCATGTTGTTCTCCTTCGTATTTTGGTTTAAATACTAATAAATAGTGTTCCTGAGAATTATTTATAAAAAATCTTTTCTCTCATCTGCCCACATCCAGTAGTCACCATCAATGACCTCTGCCTCTACTTCAAGTCCATTTTCTATGAACCCGAATGGAGTCAGATCGGTTTGTATTGATCTCATTTGAGCGTTATACAATCCTTCTCGTATATCTACATCTGTTAAGTCTTTGAAGAACTGTTGAGTTGATAGCCACGCAAACAAAACCATACACATGGCCAAGTCATCGTGATAACCTTCATCAGCAGAAAAGGAACCAGCCTTCTCTACGAATGTTGATAGTTCATTAATGCAATCAGCATCCCAAACTAAAAACTTACTTTCTTCTATTAAACTTTTTAAAGCAAGACAACCCTGCCTTTTTACAGCCTTCGATGTTCTGACACCGAGAGTTGTCTGTTTTCCAAATCCAGGCGATACATACTGTTTATTTTTTTCTTGTACCGTACTAAAAATATTTTCGTATTCTAGTTCTTGGTGCAATATGTCAACTACTTGTTGACCGATATCGTTATTCTCAATCAATACATACGCATTATTATAGTCTTTTGCCACTCTTGCAATAAAGTCTGGATACAGGAGCGGCGCCACCTTGTTGTCTCTAAACTTTCCAACAACACGGAAAGGCATTTCTGTAATATCAACAACAACAAAAGCAGAAAAATCTCCACCTATTCCCCTTGATGTGTCGGTTGTGATTACATAATATTTATTTTCTTTCGGTTCTTCATAAATGTCTAGTCCATCTTTCTTATATATGACCTCTTTGGAAGACATCATAGACAGTGCTTTACCACTAATCAGAGTGTTGGTTGACCCCAAGAACTCACATAAAACTTCCTGATTGTACTTTACTTCACCGAGAAGTTTAAACTGTTCTTCTGCCCACTTCTCATCTCTGCCTGGGATTTCGGTGTAGTGGATGAACATATTTTTAAAACCATTGGTTCCCTTCTCCGATTCGTTCCAGAATTTCCAGAAGTGATTGTAACCCAACGGGGTAGATGTCAAAAGAATCTTTGTAGTTTCACCAGCAGAAATAGTAGGATATACGGAAGCAAAAAACTCATCCGCAATGTTGTTTGGAATGATCGCCGCCTCATCAATGTACAACCAGTTTACAGACTTACCACGAATACCAGATGTCGTTGTAGCAGAGGTGAATACCCGAGAACCATTCTCAAGATCAACGTCACCCTTGTTCCAAGTCTTTACGCCTTGTTGCATCCATATAGGCAAATTTTCATACATGATTTGATATCGAGACAGAACCTCTCTCGCAGCAGCGGTCTTGTTTGCCATGATTGCCACCATCTTGTTGTCTTGAAAGATAGTGTAATGCAAAATACAAGCAGCTGCGGTGATCGTTTTGCCTTGCTGACGACCTTCCATCAAGATAGTCTTACGATTATTCATAATAAAATCAACTTTATTTTTCTGACAATCGTATAGTTTAAAAGGTTGCAAACCTCTATCAAGAGTTACAATCTTGCAATAGTTTTCTATGAAATAGATGGGGTCTTCGGAACACTTAACAAACTCTGTCAGTTGTTCTTTTGTGAAATCGTGTTGATATCCAACTGGTTTGAGATTTGGGTTTCCGTGATAGGAGGTATCAATCTGGCTCATGGTCTATAACATTCTCATTTTTTTCATCACGAATTGCTTTAAGAATATCGCTGGTAGTACCAGCAAAAACTATATTATTTTGTGTTTTTATGAGGGGTTTCTCAACACCAGACTTGACATCTATGCGATTCTTTTTCTCTTGAATCTCCATGACATCTTTTGCCTGTTCACCCATTGTCTTGATAATCTGACCAGCAACCTCGTATGCTCTAGGGTTATCGCTGTTCATTGCAACATTCAAAATGCCTTCAGCAGCCTGTTCGCTATAGGCCATTGCTTTCTCAAGAGTTTGTCTAGCCTTTTGGAAGTCGGTATCAACATCGTTGTTACCAGTTTCGGCCGGAGGTTTCACTTGATTGGTTTCCGTAGAAACCGTTTGAAATGTTTTATCTAGAGCGTCAAAAACTTTATTTCTGCTCATCACATCACCTATTCATATACTTGTTCAAATTCTTCAATGAACCTATATGGTTCATCCTTGTATGGGTTTGGATTGTAGTTCGGTGGTTCCTCAAAGGCAACGGCAGGTGGTGTTATGTATCCAGAACCAGCATCGTCAATGACAATTTTTGTCACAACTCCATTTGTAATTTCTGCGTGTGCTCTAGCGTTACCATCTATAGTTATATTAGGTGCGCTTTCTGTATATCCTTCTCCACCATATTCTATTTCAATTTGACTAACAGAACCGTTTTGTATAGATGCAGTTGCTACTGGCAAAGTACCAGTGACCTCAAACCCAAACTTGATATGTGGGCCTTGCATATCTGGATTTTCGTATGTTCTTGCAATAGACTTTTTGATGAAACCTTGGTTCTGTATAAACCCATAGTAATTAAGTTTCATCGTAAAAGTCAAAGACCACACAATACTTTGTCTTGCCGCAAAATCTCCTTCATACTGATCTTCAAAAGTTACGCTGTCCAGTACAATTTTTATGTCTCTTTTGATTCCCATTTCTGGTAGATCATTAACCGTCACACTAAAATCTGGATTGAAGTATGGTAGAATCTGTTCTACAATCTGTAGTGCATCTTCTTGGTTTTTAGAAAAAATATATAATCCCATTTGCATATCATATGGAGTAGATACGAAAGACTTTCTATATGTGTTAGAATCATCTCCATCACCAACAGCAATGGTTTTTTGTACCTGTGATATTTTTCTACTGGGATCAAAATTAAATCCAAGAATCTCAAACCCCATTCTGGGGAGAGATATTGCTACCTCACCTCTGGATTCTGCATCAGGAACCTGTGCAATACGAGACAGAAATTTTTGTTTTGGTGAGTAAGCAAGAGGCACACGAAGATTCTGAGCAACATCACCATCGGCATTTCTTCTTTCTATCTGAATATTATTAAAGATAGTGCCGAAAGCTATGATTGCTTTCTTTGTATGTTTGTGATAAAATTGTCTATTCTGAAACATTATCTTAACTCACCAAATGGGTTGACTTCACTGAAATCAAGAATATCTTCTAAGTCTTGCAGTGTATCAAAATCTGTGTTGTCGGTATTGGCCAATGCTTTTTGTGCAGCAAATTCTTCCAATATAAGAGTCCCATTATCTTCAAGTACCAATGCATTACCATCTTCAAGTAGAAACTGAAATGCCAACATATCGATTGACTGTTCATCTGCAACAACATCAAGATCGCCAATACCAGTGTCGATGATTTCAGAAGAGTACTCGAACAATTCGCATTGCAATTTGAACACATAAATCTTTCCTAATTGATAGAAAGGATTTTGAAATTCTACATATTTAATCTCAAAGATAGAACCAGTCTTTTCAAAATATAACAAGTCACCTTCTGCTGGTCTTGCGTCCAACTGAAAGTCTCCACCAGTAGTGACAACCATTTCTTCCCATCTTCTCTTTGACAGAACAAATGTTGCAGAATCTCTAATTTCTATACCAAATTTTGTAAATAAATCTCCCTCACCTTCAAACCCATCTACGTTTTCTAAATACATTTCTAGAGGATAGGCTTGTGTAAACTTAGACAATGCATCCTCATCAAGAATCAGGTCTCTGTTTACAATTGTTCTGGGAAGATAGTAAACATCGTGGCCGTAAATTTTGAGACTTTCAATAACTAAGTCTTCAACCAAACGTTGTTCGTTTGTTGTACCAGATGTGTTTCCAGATTGGAAATAGAAGTTAGTAGCCACGATTTACCCCACCATGAAGGAAGGAGGCAACTCGTACTTTAATTGCATTTCTTCTTCTATCTGAGATATCTCTTGTACTGCCTCTTGATAGATGGTTTCACCATTAAGAGTAACTCCGCCCGGCATTTGGATGCCTTGGAATTTTTTCATATTTTCACCCCACTGTTTCTTGATTAATGCGGTTGCATATCTCTTTAGAAACATGTCATCGTAAACCTCGGTGTATTCACTGGGGTCTAATATTGCATAAGCTTCAGCTACAATATAGTCTCCAATGTCATATGTCTCTGACAAGTCTGCATCAATATGCAGCTTGTTTGTTTTTCTGTTCCACCTAATCTGTCTTTCGTTTCGGAACAGTTGTTCAAGAGTTGTCATGTGACTCTTTGTCATTGCGTAGTATGTGACATCAGCAGACAACAAGTTGTATAGATCATTCAGTGCAAACTGGTAGTCAACATCAAACAGTCCGTCTGACTTTCCTCCCACCAAGGAACCAAACTTAAACAATCTTACAATATTTAGGATGTTATTGCTGATAGGGACATATCCATTCTCAATGTCCCCCTTAGTATATGGGGTCGAAGAAAGAGTAGCAGTATAACCAGAAGTATTACCAGTGATAGTTTCACTGGCAGACCAAGTTCCCTTACTTTCTTCTACGGAGATGTCGTTTCCGTCCAAGGATACTATATTCGCAGTGGCCCCAGAAGTATTCCCCGTGATTAGTTCACCAACATGAAAGTTGCTAGCCAAAGAAGCCTGTAGGTTTACAGTAGAACCCGTCAGTTTATGTTTGACGTAAGTTCTTTCCGTACCATCAAAATGATATTCTTGCCAAAATTGTAATGCGTCATCAATTCTGTCTGAGATTTGATCTTCATCGACATTTATTTCAATGACGGGAAAACCAAGTCTTCTCAGACAGTAATCAATGAGCTCCTGGCGACTTGATAAAGCCATTCAACTCTCCTATCAGGAAGCATCAGCAGCGTATAGTCTCGCTTCAAGTTCTGCAATAGCTGCTTGAACGAATGCAGTCGTTGCAATCTGTGTAGTGTCAGTGCCTGTTGTAGCAGTAGGAGCGGTTGGAGTACCTGTCAGTGCAGGTGAAGCCAGTGCAGCCTTATCATCCAATTGTGTCTGAATATTGCTTGTTACACCATCAACATAGTTGAGTTCTGTTATAGTTGAAGTCAAACCTGTAAGTGTTACAGCAGTGGTCGCATTTGATGCTGTACCAGTCAAGTCACCAGTTACGTTACCCGTTAAGTTTGCTTCAACTGTTCCTGCTACAAATGTCTCAGAACCAATTGTCCACTTATCATTAGTTTCGTCCCAAAGTAATGTGACAGAAGTAGACCCACCACGAGAAATACTGAGTCCAGCATCTTCCGTTGGACTTCCAGAGGTGAAGTTACTGTTAAGAACCAGAGTGTTGTCGGCAATGTTTACAGTTTCAGAGTTTACAGTAGTTGTTGTTCCAGAAACAGTTAAACTACCAGTAACAGTCATGTCATCATTAACCGTGACATTACCAGTTCCGTTACCACTCAATACCAAATTAGTATCGCTACTATAAGTTGTGATCTGATTTACTTTGATATTGTTTGCAAAGGTAATATCGTTACCAGCAGAGTTGGTGATATTCTCACCGTCCGTAATCTGTAACGTACCCTTAACTTGAATAACACCCGTACCAGTGGGATCAAATTCAATATCACCCGTACCAGATGTTTGTACACTAACATTCTGATTGGAGTCAGCAGAAATTGTAATTGTACCAGAGTTATCTGATACCACCTGTTGTCCGTTTACATACAGAGACCCCGGCCCAACATAGACATCTGCCCACTGTTTTGATGATGAACCGAGACTTCTTGTGTTGTCTGCATCAGGAACGATGTCCTGATTTACCGATGAGAGAAATGTTCCAACTCTAGCATCCGTGTACCAAAGATTTGTAGAACCTTCAGTGATATCGTCTGTATCTGTAATTCCAGCAAGTTCCGAGTAAAGAGCGAGTCTAAATCCGCCTGCTGTTGAACCGTCATGAACACGCAACGTATTATTGGTAGTATCATAGGAAATCTCACCTTCTGCTCCAGTGAAGCTACCGTTCTGCGTTGCTGTTCCCCGTCTAAATTGTACCTGTGTTGGCATAGTAGTTTCTTCCTATAATCTTATAATCTAAAATGTTCCACCATCTAGCGAATCTACCTGAGCGCCAGGTATAGTGGCACTAGAATTAAGATTATTTAAATCCGCTCTGAGATGTTCTATTCCTCCCTGAGTAGTACCATCGTGTACTACCAGAGCCTTTTTGGTTGTGTTGATAGTTATCTCGCCCTCTGCACCAGTAAAACTGGCGTGTTGAGTCGTAGTACCTCTTTTAAACTGAACTTGCGTGCCAGCCATCTCTCTTTACCCTTATGATAATGCGCCCAAATCTTCGGTTGCTAAAGTACCAGTAGGTGTCGTTTTGCAATCAAAACTATTTTCAATAATTACTCCAAAAGCATCTGAATCTGGGTTGGTCAAACCACCATAGTCACCAGTTGGAAAGACTAAATTTGGATCACTTATGGAAAAATTTGCAATAGTAACAATATTATCAGCAGAGTCACGAACAAAAATCTTTTTATCAGCGGTATTTACTGCAACCTCACCCACCACCAAATCACTGGTAGTTGGTAAAGAAGATGCAGTTTCGCTTCTTTTTAATTTAATCGTTGCCACTTATCTCTCCAGCAGAAAAATTAGCAGGTTGTTTTTTAAATTGACTTGGAGGAGAAACTTTCGGTGTTTTTTCTTCAACCTTTTTTGGTTGTACTAAAACCTTTTCCTCTGTCTCTTTATTTTCAACCGTCTCCAATCTAGTTAGTTTTAAATTTGCAAACTCTAATTGAGATTTCAACAAAATGTTTTCTTGTTGTAACTCATTTACTTTAGTAGCCAATTTGTTCACATAAGTTTGTAAAAATTCTTCATCCATTATATGTCTCCATAATATTAATGGGGGGATAAACTCCCCCCGTCAATTTAATTAGTAAGAACCGCCATCAATAGCAAGTTCTACCCACTCTGGTGTCCCATTGTTAGAACGTAGGTAGTAACCATCAGCTCCAGCAGCAGTAGCCTGAATTGCACCAGTACCGTTACCAAAAAGAATACCGTTGCTGGTCAGTGTAGTAGCACCAGTACCACCATCGGCAACTGCGATTGCGGCAGACAGACCAGAAACAGTACCACTGGTCAAGTTGCCTTCGATGTTAGCAACCAATGTTGCAACTGCATAACCAGTTGAACCAGTGTCTACTGTAGTAGTAGGAGCAGACTGAGAGTCCTTAAACAGTTTCCACTTACCACTGTCAGACGCATCACGGAACAGACCAGCGTACAGGTCTTGTGAACCAGATGTGTCATACAGACCGTAGAAACCAACGTCCACTGAGTCGGATGAATTGTTGCCAGAAGCCAACTTGAACAGCGGGTCAGTAACGTCCAAGTTTGTGGTGTTTACTGTGGTAGTTGTACCGTTTACAGTAAGGTTACCAGAAACCGTCAAGTTACCACCAACAGTCGGGTTAGTTGCAAGACCAACCGTGACTTGGTTGTTAGAAACCGCAGTTGTTACTTCGTTCGCAGTACCAGCAAAGGTAAGAGTCTCACCACCGTTTACCGTATCAGTTGTACCACTGTCAGCAGCGACATCAAAAGACGTTGCAATCGCAGCGGTAGTTGCAGCAGTGATACGACCCTGTGCATCAACCGTGATTACGGGAACAGCAGTTGTAGAACCGTAAGATGAGGCAGTAACACCAGAAGCAGGCATACTGATTTGACCGCCAGACTTAGAAAGAGTGGAGTCAACACTAATTGCAGCCTGTGCTCTTGCGTCTGTGTAGTAGAGGTTAGTAGAACCTTCTGCTAGGTCATCGGTATCGTTGTCAGAAAAATCGTCAGCATCAGCAGCAGGAGCCCAACTTGTACCATTGTACTTCAGTACTTGACCAGAAGTCGCACCAGATGTTGAAACGTCACTAAGGTTGTCAATTGCAATGGTGATATCAGCAGAACCATCGAAAGACTGACCAGCGATGTTACGAGCAGTTTCCAAAACTGTTGCATCTGAAGCAGTACCATTTAGGTCAGCAGTAATAGTACCAGCAGAGAAGTTACCAGAACCATCTCTCTTGACAATCTTACTTGCAGTATTTGCATCAGTAGCACCATCTACTGCATCGGTATAGTACTTACCACCGATTGCATGAATAACCTGTTGTGAACCAGAATCAAGAGACTCAATGTACAGTTTGGCGCCCGCACCATCTCCAGACTGATCTTCTGCATAAGCAAGTTCTCCCTGCACCAAATCACTGGTGCCTGGAGCAGCGCTTCCACTCGATCTTTTGATTTGAATTGTTGTTGCCATTTAGTTTCTCCCAATTAAGGTTTGTTTTTTGTTATCTAAAATTTAAAAAGTTCCACCATCAATACTGTTTACTTGGACATCTGCCGAAGTCAGTGGAGCAGCTTCCCAATTTCCTGAAGCGGCATTATAAACAAGAGTCTCTCCATCCTGTGCGTCAGTAACATCAACACCAGCAAGACCTTCTATTCTAGTAGAAGTCTGAGTTTTAGAGTTAGTAGTAGTAGTAACTCTTTTTGTAGATGTGGGCGTATTAACCCTTACTCTGACTACCATTACCTAGTTACCTCTGGGGTTACTGTAATAATGCCTTCTAATATCCTCAGTGTTTCCGAGGGGTCTTCAATTTCTAAATCATAAACATATCTACCAGCTTTCAAAGCACTTGTTTGTGCTGAAGTTAAACTCATTGTAACTTCTCCAGTCAAATCAACTTTGCTCGTTGTAAAAGCTGTATAAGTATTAGTATAATAACTCTTTCTAAGTTGAGCTCTAGGAGTATATAAAGACAAGTCTTTTGGACTCCCATCATCATTAGTTAGGTCAATCGACAAGGCAAAAGTTGTTCCCTGATCAATTACCAAATTTTGTACAGTAGCCATTTATGATTCCATCTTTTACAAGTTATTTATAAGAAAAAGAAACTTATGAAATCCGTGATAACATTGAAGTTTGGAGACAAATATAACTCCAACGATGTCAATTGTATTTATGATAATTCAAATATTTACAGACATGTCTGTATCACAGACGATCCAGCAGGATTAAATCCCAACATAGAAATTATACCAATAGATTCTGATACCGATGGATGTTGGGAAAAAATAAAAATTTTCAAGAATGATTGGGTTGGGGATTGCCTCTATCTAGACTTAGATGTTATAATACAGGGTAGTTTAGATAGGTTGTTTAATCACTGTTCAACACCGACAATATGTTATTGCTATTGGAAAAATAAAGATACTCATGAAACCAAGAATAGAAGATACCAACGAGAGATGCCATACCTTGGAAATGGACTATCAACTGATCCGTGGATGCAAAAATGGAAAGGTCTTTATAATTCCAGCGTAATGGTTTGGAATGGGAATGATGCAAGATACATTTACGATCATTTTGAAAAAAATGATGAATATTTCATGACTAAATATTGTGGTGATGATAGATTTTTATATCATGAAAATATGTTTGACAATGTATTTCCAAAAGGATTAATCTATTCGTTGACGGGAGGCGTAGATTTAGACACGGACGTATCTCCAAGAGGGTATCAAATAAAACCAGACTATCCAATAGTTTTGTTAAACGGTAACGAACCAAAAGAAGAATTGAGAAAAAAATATTATGATGCACTTTCTCTGCATGAAATGGGGTAACAAATACTCGGCAGAATATGTAAACAATTTACGCAAGATGGTTCAACAGAACTATACGAAACGCCACAAGTTTATTTGTTATACCGATGACCCAGATGGAATAGACAAAAATATAACCATTAGATCAATTCCCAGAGTTGACCCACTTCATCCAGACTATTGGTTTGGCAAAGAGAACTGGTGTTGGGATAGGTCGAAATTCTTAGTATTAAACTCTCACCGATGGTTAAAAACCAAGGGGCCTTTTTGTTATTTAGATTTGGATGTTGTAATTCAAAACAACATCGATGAAATCTTTGATCTTTCATCTACTCCTCACATGTTGTATTCTCACTGGGAAGACCCCAGAGTACTAAAAGACAGACGTTTCACTGACATTAGAGGTAGTCTGTACAATTCTAGCGTGATGTTGTGGTGCAATGATGAGGGAGAAAAAATTTACAATGATGTTCTAAAACACAAGAACACCGTATTTAAAACCTTTTGGAAGGGAACCGATAACTATTATCCATATCGTGAACACGATGTGGTTGGTGATAATTATTGGTCTTTCCTTCCGTCTGATTGGGTATACTCTTACAATAGAGGACAACAATATCCAGATAATGTGACAGAACATCTGTATAGAGAAACGGCAAAGTTTTGTATATTTGATAACCCAGTTGTACCAAGCAAAGGTCAATTCATAAAACCACATGAAGTCAAAGACTATAACATTCTTATACACTGGCATGGGAAAACTGAGTTTGAAAAACTTTGGATGCCAAAGTTTCCAGAAAATTTCTTTACTAAAAATAAACACACAGAAAGAATTGATACTCTGATAAATGATGCAAACTCTTACGATCCTTTTGTAAAACAGATTGAATCCAGACACCTAGAAACCATCAAAGAACTTGATGGAGACTTGATTTCAATGCACAAGAAATTCTTGGCAGACTTTCCCACCGATCCATTTTTGTTGGACGGAGATGAATCTTTATACTGGAACAAAGATGTAAATGGAATCTATGATTTCTATAAGGAAAGATATGTTTACAAGATGCACAAGGTTGTCTTTGATGTTCTTATTGATAAGTTCTACAAGGACTTACCAAAAATAAAAGAGGATTGGGAAAAGTACAACGACAAGTTTGATAGCATTAAGAACTGGTCTCAGTTTGATTCTATGACGGATGACACACTAGAAAAAAACTACATGGATCAAAAGATCGTAAGCAGACTCAGACATATGTTGGATGAGAATGATCTGACATCTTTATCAAAACAAATGATAGAGTACTTCCCAGAGTTAGAAACTCTGAAAGAGGACACCATTCCAAATATCAAGGAAAAGTTCCCAGAGTTAGAAAAAGAAATTTCAGACTTCACATTTATTAGAAGAATAGAATCTCATCACAGAAAAATAATTAAAGAGATATATGAAACTGGTGATATGATTTCTATGCACAAAAAGTTTTTGGCTGATTTTCCAGAAGACAAGATATTGCAGAACGGAGATCAATCACTGTATTGGAATAAAAACGTTGATGGAATCTATGACTTCTATAAAGAAAGGTATATATCCAGACAACACAAAATTGTTTATGAAGAAGCAAAAGAATATGGGCCGGTGAGATACTTCTGGAACATCAGCTGGCTACAGTGTTTTGCACTGTATCGTAGACTGTGGCATAAAAATGAACTGCCAAAAATAAAAAAAGAGTTCATGAAAAATGTTAGAATGTATGGGATGCAAAGATTATTCTGGGATGCAGATGACGGTGACATCCAGAGTTTATACCGCAGATACTACATAGACAATCTAAAAGAGTTGTTCTACAAACAAGATTATGAAGCAGTATTTGAAAGACTGTATAACATCATGCCAAAGGATGAACTTTTGGGAATCTTGAAACAAGATAACATATCAGACGATACTCTAGTTAAGTATTTCCAAATGCATGGGGAACAGTACTCTGATATGTATCGAGGACTATATGAAGATGGAGCCCCAGAAGGAGCCTTGGTTCAATTAAGTAGCAAAAGAAACGATACCAATGACCCGTACAATGATTTATTCTTAACAGAAAACGAACATACAATCTCATCTATCAGAAAGATTTTCGATAGGTATAGAGTCAATTGGGTTACGCTTATGTGTGAATTGTCAGACCCTACCAAATCAGAACACTTTGAGGAAATCTGTAAATACTTCCAAGACAATGGGATTACCGTTACGGTTCAAACATATGATCAAACGTTTATCAAACCAACTTGGGTTGATAAAATAGAATATATCGATCATCCGCAACAGACGGAAAACATTCCCATAGTACAAGAAACTATCGCCAGTGACATCCCCGTAAACTTGGAAACGTTAAAGATGTTCAAACAAAAGGACGAGGTTCGTAGACCAAAACCAAAGGCGAAGAAGTCCGAGGCAGTCTGGTGCGATGCAAGAAAGAGTGGATATTTTTATGTTAGTGCTGACAGTGGCGCATATCCGTGTGCCTATATAGCAAGAGATGTATTAGAAAGTAGATTATTACCCTATCATCCACTTGACTACACATACAATTCGCAGTATAATAGTTTAAAGAATTTTACTGTTGGCGAGATAATTTATAGTAACGACTTTGAAAATGTTAGTCAGAGTTTAAAAAGAAACCCCCTGACTATTTGTAATAAAAAATGCGGAGGGTGTAAGTGAGAGTAAATTATGTATGTTGCAAGTGGGGAACAAAGTATGGCCCGCACTTCGTCAACAGATTAAAAGAAATGGCGAAAAGAAACACGCCAGAAGAATTTGAATTTTATTTTTATTGTTACACGGACAATTCAGATGGATTTGACTCTGACATCAATGTTATACCATTTCCTGATATTCCTAATATTCATCCTAAGTATTGGTTTGGGACTGAAGATTTTAAGTATGGTATGGCACGTTGCTGGGATCGTCCTAAAACTTTTGTTTTCAATACTCATAATTTTGCTGACGATAAACCTACTGGGCGCTTTGTTTTTTTTGATCTTGATGTTATTATCCAAGGTGATCTTACACCTGTCCTAACATACAACATGGAAAGACCCACTAAGATGAAGTCTTGGTGGCAAGACCCAAGACCGATGACCACACGGCAATTTAAATTGGCCCACGGTGCATATACGAATGGTTCTTGTCAAGTGTGGTCAGATGATCAGTGTGAGTGTATCTGGAATGATGTATTAGAGAATCAAGAAAAAATTTGGTTCACATACACCGATGGAACCGACAACTATCACTCTTGGAAATGGGGTAGGTACGGCGAAGACTTGTGGGATCACTTCCCTTCTTGGATGGCATACTCATATAACCGTGGTAGGTCATGGGATGAAGATGATTTGAACGTTGGAATCTACAGACCAAACTGTATCATATGTGTGTTCAATGTTGATCTTTTGCCTTTTGAAGACAAAAGTAGAGGTCACACAAAACAAGATGAACTCGCAGACCCTCAACTACTAAAACATTGGACTGGTGAATGAATATTTACACTGTTAAATGGGGCAACAAATATATTGCTTCTCATGTAAATCAACTCTATGAGAGTTGTAAGCAACATATAAGTTGCGACTTTGACTTCTATTGTCTAACAGAAGATTCAAAAGACCTAGACCCCGCTATAAAAGTATTGTCATTTCCAGGCGGAAACAAACTAGAAAAGTGGTGGAATAAGATGTATCTGTTTGATGATACTATTGTTACACAAAAAGGCGAAAAGATGTTCTTTGACTTGGACGTAATCATCCAAAAGAACATCGATGATATTGTAAACTATGATCCAGAAGATTGTCTGTGTTTTGTAAAAACATGGTGGCACGATCTAGAAACACAGTACAGGGACACTAGACACATTCCACACAAGTACACTGACTTGAACTCATCTGTGTTGCGCTGGAATGACAGTCTAAATACTAGAGAACTGATCGAATATTTTAACAAGTATAAGAAACAAATACTGTGGTACTATCGAGGCCTTGACAACTTCTTCTACAACAGAAGGGTGGTAAAAACAAAAATGTTTCCACTAGGATGGGTGTACAGTTTTAATCAGGGATATGTTTTTCCGCATGACATAGAAAGACATACATACAGAGAACTACCATATATTTGTATATTTGACTCAATGGGAAAAAGTGAAGATGTTAAATTCTAATTTTATCAACAACTATAAAAACTGGGGCGAAGCTCTACATATTATCGAAAAGAAAATGCCACATAAACTGGCAGACTTCAGACAATCTTTGTCGGAAAATAATATGGAAGCTAGTGTCTGGTGTGTAGAAGAACTAAAAAAATATCTTGAGGAGTATTACACAAAAACTGGCAACCTAAGAATTCTAATTCTAAACTCTTGGTTGGGGATTCCTATGGTTCCTCTTCTCTGTGAAAATCTAGACGTATCACAGATTCACATGGTTGACTTGGATGAAGAGTCAATCGAACTGTCAAAAATTTTTCATAAACACTACGCCCAAGAAAAATTTGTCAACATCCGTCACTGGAATCTTGATGTACCATTTGAATTTGAAAACTTAAACAAGATTGAAGTTGATGTGGTAATTTGTATTCATACTGAACAGATGTATCCTCTGCAAGAACTCAATGGAAAAAATGCACAAGCGGTTTATGCAGTACAGAATTCAAATGTGGTAGAAGAAATGTACGGTATCAACTGTGTCGGATCAATTGAAGAGCTGAAAGAACAGATGGGAATATCCGAAACTGGATACGAAGGAACAAAACAACAGACATACTTCTCTTGGGAAGGAAAGAAAGAATATGATCGTTACATGATCATCGGGCAGAGAGAGGGTTTCTTTTAACCCTCGATGTCCTCTACCATCATTTCCCACATGGTTTTGTCGGGAATAACAAACCCTATTGTTTGTCTTGGACTATTTGATCCAGCACAGTGCCAATAGGGTTCTTCCTCTTTACCACCATAATATCCAACCTTTGCAGACCAACCAGGCTGGTCATTGATCGTTTTTATTTTACCATCTTCTAGGTGTTTAAAAAATCCACCCCCGTCACTATGAGACAGAAGTATGTTATAGCCTGGACAATCCCAGTTATTGTGCCAAGACATAAATCCACCTACGGGATAATAAACGTGGACTGCGGTAAACTTTGCACCAAGATATGCTGATAGATTTTTGCTGAAGTCTAAAGATTTTTCTCTGGCTTCTTTTGGAACCTTTGCAGTTAGGTGAAAGTCACATACCTTAGCAAACTCTGGCGGGCCTTTATGTTTGTTTCCCTTTGACATAACTTCATTAAGATATTCTTGAGAGCAATAATATTCCATATCATTGTCTCCAATCCGTCTCTCATCAAAAGATAGATCAAAGTTTTTTTTGTTGAACCAAACAATGTAGTCTTCAAGAATCTTATTTAATTCTTGATTGATGGTTATGGTTTGCATTTAAAGTTACTCTTCCCAATGTATAATGAGTGATAACAACATCTTGTCCCACAAGTTCTTCTGGTCTTTGACCCATACAAAAGTTCCATCTGGCATCTGGTTCTGGGAACTCACCAACTTTTATTTTATCTTTGTGGTCTGTTTTATTTAGTAGATACCACATAGTAAAGGTATCCCAAGGTTTCACCATGTGCGTGTATGGACTAGGATCATAAGATGGTTTTATTTGTTCGCAATAATACTCATACCAATCATCCATGAGGTCAACTGTTTTTGCGTTCTTTTTATAAACAAAAACACCACAGTGATAAACCATTTCTTCCGTATCATTTAGTTTTGTTATTTTAGCATTGTATGGACGATTTTTGGTAAAGATAATATCGTTGTTGCCTATAAAACCAAAGACATCTTTGATATCTTCATGTTGAATGTAAGTATCACAATCAATATACATGGTGATATCATATGGAGTTCTTGACAAAGCCCACAACTTTGTTCTAACATGATTGGGGATGTCAGTTATAATATGATCAAAGATTTCGTGGTCTTCTTCTTCAATCCATTCTTCTAGTGCGAATAAAGTTATTCTTGCTTCTGGATTAAAGTCGAGGAGCGAAAGAGCTGACTCTTTGGCGGCGAGATAATATTCTTTTCTCACCGTTGCAACGTATAGATATCCGTTCATTCAGAATTAGAGATAGCTTCTTGTAATAAAAGTGTTGCGTAAGCCTGAACCTCAACAACGGTTTTAGCTTTTCTAAGAAGTTTTTTTAATTCTTTGTTGGGAGATTCTTTGATTAGATCAATCTCAAATGCTTCAAGTTTCATCTCAAAGAGAGTTTCTTGTTTGATCCGATTGATGTGAACTTCTCTAGCTTCTTCAGCCTTCTTTCGATCTTCATCTAAATTTTCTTCATAAAGTTTGGTATTCTCATCAAGAACTTCTTCACCAAACTCTTCCATGATATTATCAAAATCTTTATTGACAAGACCCTCTTCTGGGTTGCCAGCATTAATATTACATTGATGATATCTTTCTCCGACAAGAATTTCACACCATACTCGGCGAGTTTCTTTATCGACCCATCTAGGATTTTTGTACTTGGGGAGGTCTGACATAATATTCCTCATAATGTAAAAAAATAGTGAGTGTCACCACAACACTCACTATTATATATGTCAATTGATTAAGCGGTTCTCAAGAAAAGTTGTTTTGTTTCTTGTGTAGAAGATGAAGACTGAATCGTAGCACCAGCATAGTAACCAGTATATGTACCAGAATAACTACCAGCATAAGACCCGTTTAAATATCCAGAGAAGAATCTGTCATAGTAACCAGTATATGTACCAGTATAACCACCCGCATAATTTACATTTGTAATATCTTTGAGGTTGTCTGTCATTGTTCCACCCATTTGAACCCATGTGCCTGGGTCTGTGGGCGAACCAGTCTGAACAAGATATGTTCCTACACCAGAAGAGATAATTCTGTTTCTAAAACTATTATCCAGCGTTTCTACATCAGCAACTGACATTTCTGTGACATTACCAAAGTCATCAGATTTTAACAGGAGATTACTATCAGTACCAGCATTAGTGGTAACACCAGTTTTTTGCCACAAATAATATGAGACAGTTGTGCCATCTGTCTGAGTATCAGTGATAGTATATCTAGCAGTCCACGTTCCTCCAGCCGGAGAAGATGTGTCAATTTTATACTGACCTACAGTATTAGCATCTTCTGATACCATCGCATTAATAACAATATCTAAAATTTCTGTGTCAATTTCTCCATCACTACTTTCTTCTACTCCAGACCCATTCCATCTCAAAGGTCTGGTAGGATTTTCTGATAAAACAGTATTCACCTGACCGAAAGTGTTTGTAGTAGTGCTAATAGCGCCACTTGCTGGATGAGCTCCAACCGATTCCTGTCTCACTCTATCCGAGAAAGAACCAATGTTAGTAACTCCAGCAGAAAGACTTCCAGTAGTTACTACGAGTTCGGCAGTACCAGTTCCATCAGTATCAGTTGCAAACTTTGATGTAATAACACCAGCAATTTGGTTTGCAATTTCGGTATTAGTAAGCTCACGAAATCCTTGCAAACCATCTGCGGCAGCTGGATATGAACCTGCTTTTAGTGTTATTGGGCCAGCCATCTATAAACTCCTTAGTTAATCAATGTACCACTAGAGTTGAACACAGCGAGTCCACGATGTCTGATCCAATCTGTAGTATCTTTGCATGTCAAAGTAAATGTTGTATGTGCGGGCAAAGTTACCGCAACGTTAGAACTTCCGCCATTGATCGTATCAGATGTATTCGGATACAATTTACAATCGGTTGAAGTTGTGTTAGCAACAACAATAGTAAGTCCAGCTGCAGCAGCAGGAAGTTTTACACCCTGAGAAGAAGAGCCAACAGTAGTAATTGCGTTGAAAGTTTCTGTGAGTGCAGTAGCATCTCCTTGGGAAGTACCAGCAGAAGAAACAGAAGCAGTTACACCAACCTTCAAGTCTCCAAGAAGTGAAGCAGTACCATTGATAGTAAAGTCTTCCACGTTGTTACCACCAGAACCTACCTGTTGCCAAGCACCAGTTCCAGTACCAACAAACTCAGAACCATTGTCTGTCACCAGTTCAACGGCTGCGTTTGCGGCGCCACCATCAATGGTCTCAGTAGAAGTGGGATAAACTTTGATAGTAGCACCACTAGTATTGTAGATATTGATGATCAAACCAGCAGCAGCTGAGGGAAGTACAACACCTTGATTCGCAGAAGCGGTTTCGACAATATTATAAGTTTTTGTGATTGCAGTTGCAGTTCCCTGAGTAGTACCAGCAGCTGTAACAGAAGCAGCAATGCCAAATGTTACATTTCCAGTAGCACTTAGAGTACCAAAAGAAGCGTTATCACCAGACTCATATTTGTCGTTGTTTAGGTTGGTAAAGTTTGTATCCACTTCGGTGTTAGTAAGTGGAGACCCTTTTGCTGACCTTAAAGTAATCGTAGCCATTTTAGTCCCTATCTGTCATTTTTGTTGTAAGAATTTAAAAACGTGCTCAAGAGGTTTTTCATTTCTTTGAGTTCTTCTTTCAAACTATTTATATCATTTGACATTTCGGAAATTTGTTTTTTTCCTCTAATGTCAGAAGCTATTTTTCTTTTATATCGTTGAAGACCAGCGTGATCCACAGATAAAAGAGCACCAGAATGAGGGTCTCTGGTATACTGTTCCGAAGATACTTCGTTATCCATCATTGGTCTATTCATTGACTTATTTATACTCATTACACTGCACCAGCCTGACAAGCAATCATTCTAAGTTGTTTTGCTTTTGGCACTAAAGAAGTATTTTCTGCACAGAAAACGATCTTACACTGGAAATATTTGAATTGAACAAATTCTGCTGTATCTATTGTTGCAGTCATTGTAGCCTGTGTACCACGATATTGCCAAGTAATAGTACCATCGGTAGCAGTACCACTGGTATGAGTAGGTTCGGAACCAGACACAGCAGCAGTTATACCTCCAACAATTGCTTCATATGTGTTTCCACCGTAAGCAACCAATTGACCAGTTTGATACGTCTCAGCAAGTTCATGTTCGTATCCAACTTGAATAGTAGGAGCAACGCCATTATATCCAGAGCCTGGGTTTACAATTTCCACTTCATTTATTGCACCAGAACTCAAAGATTTTATTGCTACATCACCACCCCCAGATATGAAAAGAGGAACCTCTTGAATAGAAGCATAACCACTGCCGCTGTTAGTAATAGTAACAGCAGAAATCCTATCAGTGTTATAAGAAAACTTTCCTTCAGCATTTAAAGCAGAACTGGGAAGTTTGTAATCCAAATCAATAAATGAAGTTTTTGCAGCAGGAGCTCCATTTGGATTTGCTTCATCATATTCCATTTCAATCCAATTTAATTCTCTCCTAATATCAGAATCATCATGTGGGTGCAATCCTCTAAAGTATACTTTTGCACTAGACCCAGGCGGAGTAAACAGAGAAACAGAAAGTTTTATGTCGTCCGCTTCCTGACCATCAGCGAGTCTAACTATCTTACTGATAAATCTGGATTTAGCCTGACCACCCAAAGGAGTTTCTTCATCAGTAAAAGTATTATTAATAACGTTTTCTCGTACAATAGCAGAAAATCTAGAAGGATTTAGAATTGGAGATACATTTGGATTCGTATTAGTCAGAACAACATGATGTCTATAACTCTTCTTAGACCAAATATCAGTACCAGTAAATCCTAATTCTTCACTCAAAGAGTAAATAGCTGCTTCTCTGGAAGTGTCGGTAAATAGAGTTGGTGTCATGTTTACGAATTCATTTCCACGAGTATTCGTACCAGTGGAGTTTGTGACGGCTCTGCCAATAGCTATATCGGTTTCAATAAACTCTTTTACAGTCATTGATGTTCTAGATGTATTAATAATCTTTTTGAGTCCAGCCTGTTGAATATACATGGACTTCCTATTCACTTGATCACACCACCAAAGTTCATCTGCTCTTGGCAACAAAGTGGTGTCTCCGTCAACAAGAATATCATCTACATCAAACAAGTTGGTAGATTCTGGTAAAATGAAATCGTATCTATTTTTTTGATTATCAATCTTTTTCATTCTCATTGATTTGATTGAAAGATTTATTTCAAATCCAGCTCCGCCTCCACTAGTTGTGGATTGTATGAAAGTATTGTTTGATCCATCGGTAGAACCAAATGTATAGGGTTTCGCCTCAAATGAGTCTTTTGATCCATCGTGATACTGTATCGGTTTTACAGCAGTAACAACACCACCACCAGTACCCAGACCACTGTCAATCTCGGTTACCTCAAATATGATACCCTTTGGACATCTGTTTCTAGATGTATCAAGAGTTATGGTATCTCCGACTGCGTAATTGACACCACCTTCATTGATAGTGTGGTTGAAACTATACCAAGTTCCAGGCCTAGATGGGTCTGGTTTTCCTCCAGTGAATTCTTCACCGATCACAAATTCTGCGTGTTCGTTGACAACTTCTACCGTACCAGTACCAGTGGGGAAAGTATTAGCATACATAACAAACTTGATGTCTTCACCTTGGTGTGGTGTCCACGTTCTGTTGTTAGAAGAAGTAAACAACATACCACTGTATGTTTCATCAGCGGTAACTCTATCCGATTGAGTACCAATCTTATTTTCGCCTAACTTAGATACCCAAATATTGTAATTCGGGTTGTTGTTTTGTGGCAACAGTACAAATGCATACTCTTCTGTTGGGTCTAATACAACTGGTCTACCATTGATGTTACTGTTTTGACCAGTGACTCCCACGGCGTAAGTTTGATCTCCAAAATAGAATGTAGTAGCGTATTGCGCCCTAAAATCAAAATTGGTTGCATTACCACCAGAAATATCTGGTGTAGTTTTTACTGCCTGATGCGACAAAGTACATGTACCTAAAATTTCTTTGGTCGGATATCCGTTCAGACACTTTCTTATTTCCATTGTAATACCGCCAATGGTGGGCTGAACAACACCAGTACCAGTACCAGCCTGAGTTGCGGTAAATATTGTACCCACATCACTACTAGATGCTCCAACATCAGCCCAATCGGTGTTTCCAGATTCTACAATTTTATATGATCTGCCAATTTTGAGTTCTGTAGCCGATACGTCAGAAAACAGAAGAGTTTCTGGCAAAGTTACTCCATCTTTTTCGCCTGGTCTTTCTCTAAAGAATACTTTTACCTGAGACAAGAAAACTGGCGTAGGAGAATTCTCAACAGTGAAAGATTGAGCTATTGGATCACCAAACTGCCTAGGTGGATGGAAAATAAATTGCGGTTGAGTAACATCGATGTTAGCTTCTAGGTCGTCAATAGATACATTTATTTCTGCATTGGTGTTTTTCACATCAGTAACAACAGTACCTACAGTAGAAGTTCCACCATCTACGGCTGTAGTGCCATACTCTACTGTATAAATTTCAGCAGTCAAACTAACTTCTTGAGTTGCTTGATGCAAACCAAAAGCGGAGTATTGATTTTCTGCTTGAGTGGTAATAAAGTTATCTCTGTTTTGAGGATCGTCTACTACCCAGATTCTTCTGGTTCCCACTGGGAATCTATTGCCAGGCAAATCAAGTATGAAGGCAGCATCTCCGCCTTCATTCGTAATAATATCTGTTCTGATAGTTGGTGGATATATACACTGTTCAAATACAGAACCATCTCCCTGAGACCCAGATGCCCAGACCGAAGTAAGACTATCAAATCCACTATTTAGCGATTCTGTTTCGTCTGTAGTGTCAATATAATCTTCTACATATGCGGGAGCACAAAACTCAGTAACATTATCATTATCAAAGTAAACATACAATCTGGTGTTTGGTTTCATTGCTGTAACACGAACACCAATTTTTTTGTTTCTCATGTAAGGAAGTAGACTTACATCTCTAACAACATTACCAATATTAAATTCAAGAGAACCGGCAGATGTAGCAGAAGCATTCAACAAATAGTTAGTAGTTGAAGCTTGAATGTCTTGTGTAGTTACAATTTGGTCATAACTACCATTTACATTAACCTCACCAGAGATAGAAACATCTATCTGTCCCTCACCAACCTGTTCCCACATACCTCCACCACCAACAGGAACCATTGTTTGCGGGAATCCACCAGTTATGGGAGCATCAGCTGAGACTTGGAATGAACCGTCATTCCCTTGAGTGATGTCAACTGTGTTGGTTGTCTGGTTACTTGCCCCTGGCACGAATTGTTGTGAGGGGTTACAAGGAGTACCAGTATTTACAACAGCACCCATTTCAAAAGTAGTACTAGAACCAACAATGTTTTGTGATGCATTGACACTAGCTGCAACCGCCTGAGCACCAGCTTGGTTACTAGCAGTCAAGTTCATTGGTTGTAGGTTTGATGTTTCTGCCCAGTTATCCGATCTGGGGAACAACTCCATTTTACCAGTGTAGTTAAACAATAGTTCACCAACACAATTTCTAGTTTTTGTGGCAAATCTGTTTTCTAAAAGATCAGCTATTTCATATGGTCGTGTGATATGTTGTCCCATATAAGACCAACCACTATTTCCATAGTTGGCATTCAACATCAAGGATATTTCCGACTCATCAAAGTTTGGCGCCATCTCTTTTTTCATAGAGTTGTAAGCAGCATTGTAAGTTGGATCAGCGATATCACTTAGTAGATCACTGTCAAATGGGTTTACATATATACCATTTTTAAATCTATCGTTATTATTTGCGTCTAGGATAACCTTATCTTTTGCAGCCATTTCCATAAGAGACAGTGCTAGGTAATATTCCAGCCTACCAATTCTCTTTTCGATGGCACCAATATCCTTCATTGTATATCTTCTTGTTTGTCCCTTCAAGAAGAAACCAACAGATTTTTCTACTACTCCAAACTTAACAGCAAGATTTCTAGCTATAGATGGATATGGAGGAATCCTAATCTCAGCGATTTGCATCCCCTCTTTCAATACGGGGGGTCTAGAGGGTATGTCAGAAACACCCTCTACTATTTTCATCGTTCCATTTTTACTAATATAAAGTCTATCTGTTCTTGGCAGATAATACTCAACATCGGTAGTAAATGGAGTAGACGTAATCGGGTACTGAATTCCGTTTGTTGGGAGTTCTAGTTCCTCTGTCTTGTATGGATTCTGTGTTGCAGCTGCAAGAATGCTCGCAGAAACAGCAGTATTTTTTACATATGGTCTAAAGTCAATACAGTCTCGCAGATCATAAGTACCAAGTTTTTGTGATCTGTAATATGGAATTTCAAATGTGTATATTCCAGTAGAACCAGTATCATCTACTGGATACGAATCAACGGCAAAGTATGTTCCGTTTGAACTGCTATAGTCTGGAACAAAGTGACTTAATTTAACTGTAATATACTTGTTAGTAGTATTGAGAGTTGAACTGCCCTTTTTAACTAATTGGGCGTGGCCATAATAGCTATCTCGCTGGCCATTATCCAAAACAAATTCGTCTTTGAAATCAACTGGATCATCGTCATCATCCAAATATGCATTGTTATCTGAATCTGTGATATAAACCGATACTATTTCCTTCACATCTGTAATACCAAGACCCCACGGGCCATTAGCTCCACCGGCATTATCATTTGTACGAATTTTGACGTATCTATTAATATTGTAGTTTTTCTGAACTGGTTCAGCATCAACCACTTTCAATTTTACTTGAATGTAAAGATCAACAGCTCCACTTACGGTTCCAAGGTCAAAGTCCATCTGTTGAGTGGTATGTCCAACTACCATTGATGGAGTGAGTCTAACCTGTTGTCCGGCCGAATAGGCAGTGCCATTAATAGTGACAACATTTTTGGTAACTACATAGAAAGAATTGTCCAACTCTCCTTGTGTGGGAGAACTAGAATAGGGTAGGGTTACTTCTGATCCCAAGGAAGAAGTTGAAATCTCAAAAGTTCCATCACCGAGAGTTGAAATATTAAATTCTTCGGTGTAATAATACTGCGTATCGAGAGTACCAGCACCAGCAGCATATAGAGTTTTAGTTGCCATCCAAGATACTGGGAACACCATTCTATTTTGTTGCGATGCCTGTAAGAAGGCAGAATCCCCTAATCCGTCTCCGTTTAAATCATAGAGAAGTAAATCGGCAACACCGTTGTTTCCGTTGGGATCATTATAGAAAAGAACTCTAGCATCTTTGAGATCACCTCCACGAAGTTTTACATCATAAACAAAAATTCGGTGTACAGCACTAGCTGTTCCAATAGTTCCACCAATGTGTTTTACACTGCGAACTCTACACGTTCCGAGAACGGTGGCAGGAGCAGAAGTAGAACCAAAAGAACCACTGCCATAATTGTTTGGATCACCGTCCCCAGTAGCAGCGTAAGCTGGACTTAGGTTCGGACTAACCCCATAGTGTCCAAGTTGTACTTGAGCGCCTTGTTCTAAGTTCCAATTACCAACAACTTCAACACAATCGAAAAAATTACCATAAGACAAAGAGACATCTAACGCTTCTTGAATTTTTGTTGACGTTCCTTTTCTTATTTTGACATAATTGTTTTGTATGAACTCTCTGCGATACCCGTCAACATAAGCAATGCCTGGGGATACCTTAGCAACTACAAAGTTTGGATCGCCTGGGTCTGTTGCATCGGTTGCATAATGATATCCATCATTGTCAATTCTATAGGAGTCTCCACGGTATTGAAAAACAACACTTCCAGAAGTTGCAGTGCCTTCGGTGTGGGTTGGTGGAATTGTATGATCAGAGGTGCCATTACCATTGACTACCTCGTAGAGATTTCCATTGTGGTTTACAAATGTTCCTCTAGCAAAAGACTCATCAGTGCTAAGGTTAAAAGTAACGCCCCTTACGGTTCTAAGGTGTTCGATGATTTCTAACGTGAATGGATTAATAACATAATCACCAGATTCTTCACTGGTTCTTCTAGCTAAAGTTTTTCCTAGTTCAGAAAGTTCTTTTAATTCTTCATTTAGTTTTTTCTGAAGTCTTCCGTTTACAATTTTATAAACAGAAGTAAAATTTTCTGGAAATTCATAATAGGTAAATTCTACGGAACCACTTGTTACGGAACCAGAAAGATGTACTGGAGCTCCATCACTAGAAGGAGAAGTACCAGCAGAAGTAACCTCGTAAATATTTCCTTCGTAAGCAACATGGTCACCAAGTTTGTAGAAAGTACTATTAGCGTATTCACTACCAAAAGGAACCTTTGTAAGTGTGGTAGTAATTTTTGTTCTATCTGCGCCAGGTGCATTATAATTAAATGCGCCAGTAGCTGGATCAAGAAGAGTGCCATCGTCATCAGATGTTACAATTTCTTCGTTTAGAACTACACCCAGAAAGTAGTTGACTTTTGCTGTATATGGGTCTAATCTAATTTTCTGTGTTTCGTGTTTAATAAAACGACCTTGTGCATACAATACGCCTTCTGGCATACTGAAGTCCAAGATCATACCATAAAAGTTGTTTGTGAAACTGGTTAAATCAGTATCAGTATTTACAACAAATGTATCACCATTTCTATCAGAATTTGTACTTACAACAGTAAGGGTTTCTCCAGAATCAAATCTTTTATTGATACCGTCTCCCCTGAGTTCTTCGTTCCCCTTCACATACTGAAGGTAGATAACTTTTTTGTCGGTAACTTCTGTTTGAACGCCAGTTTTTACATCGTAGACAATCGCTTCTATACCAGTCGTAGAACCTACAAGTTTGTCACCAATATAATTTGCAAGAGTATCATTTGAGACCGTACTTCCGTTTGAGTCCGTATCGTTGATCTTCACATAATCAACAATTAGGGGTTCTGCCTCGCAACCACGAACAGCTGCACCATCTACAAATACATAATCAGCAAAATCTTTTATGGTTTCATAAAAATAATCTTGCATCTGTGTAAGTTCACGAGCCTGAACAGCAACGCCAGGCTTAAAGACAACTCGATTGAATTTTTTATTCGGATCGAAATCGTCATAATATGGAGATACGTTTAGATTAATTGCCATCTTTTTTCCCTAGAACGTAAAAATTAATTTTACGGTTTCAACTTGATCCTCATCTCTGGTGATCGGTTTTCTGTTATCGAAGTATAGTAATTCACCAGAACTAGTATCTATTTCTGGTTGTGTGAGAGTATTACTATTTATAGTCAATCCAGAGATGTCCTTAGTAATATTTGTGAGAAGATCAGAGTTTGATATTCCAGCAACCGTTTCCAAAAGATATACGGTATCATCTGTACCATCGGTATTTCCGTCTCTAACTTGAGTAACAACAAATTCCCCATTACTTTCTGTAGATATAATATCATCTGGTTCATAACTAGTGGGGGCGTTTGTTCCAATAGTCCAGCAAGAACTACCAGTTGCTTCTGCAAACAGTGTAGTTGTATCGTACTGATAAATATTTTTTAACAGACCAACCTGCCTGTAATCATTGCCAGTTACTAAGTCTTGTGAATCATTATCAAATGAAACGGTAATACCTACTCTTCTAGCAAACAATTCTTGTTGTGGATTTGCACCGTGACCAGCCCAAGGAGAAATTATTATTCTGAAGGATGCTCCACTACCTCCGCCAGAAACCTGATTTAAAACAACATTTGCTTTCGTATATCCGCTGCCTGGATTCGTAATAGAAACAGACTCTACATTTCCGTTTGAGTTTATAAAAATAGAAGCATCGGCACCTTCGCCATCTCCTTCGATGGTAATAGTAGTATCTCCGTTTACATAATCAGAACCAAGATCAGTAATTAATATATTGTCAATTGTTCCACCAACTGCTGTGCTTTCTACAGCGGTCTGCAAGGTGGGACTTTCTGTTGACCCCAAATTAGCATCAGCCCTTGCAATGGTAGTATACCCACCGCCGGTTAGAACAACGTCAGCAAAACTATATCCATACCCACCATTGGTAATATTTATTGCACTAACAGCACCACCAGAAACGGTTGCAGTAGCTACTGCACCAACACCATCTCCCTGTATGGTAACAATAGGAGAAGAAGTATATCCAGTTCCACCATTGCTTATAGTTATAGAATCTATCTCACCATTGATATCAAATGATGGTTCTCCAGACCCAGATACTTTTCTAACTGGCATGTAATTGTCCGATAGAAATTTAGTTCTGTCGGAAGAACCGATTTGAAACATAAATTTCCACTTATAACCATCAATAGATTCAAATATTTCTGTACCTGTTCCATCTGGTTTTACTGTACTAGCAGTGTTGGAATTATTATCCATACACTTATAGACATTATAATCATCTGTAAGCACATAAAAATTTGCATCTTGTAGATTGTCAGCACCAGAATTACTAAGATTTTCTGGACTTAGTGCATCGTCATACTTATCATAAACCGTGCCACTTACCCAATCTATTCTTCTAGCAAGCATGGCTACATCGGCGTTTTGGACTTTCTTTACAAAAAGAATGTCACGCCTAAACTGAGAAATATCAACCCGATTATCATAAGATGTGTCGGGTGATGTATCTGTTGTCCAAGTTTGAGTACGAGAGGCCGCTAGATAATATCTATCATTTCCGTTGTAGATATCTCTATAAAACGACCTAGCTTGTTGTACCCTAGCTTGGTCTCGTATTAATATAGCCATTAGGCAAACTCCTAATTAATTATTAGGAGTCGCTTACGGTCAGCGTCCAAGTAATTTTTAACGTATCCGCCGCTGCTTTATTCACAACTGAAAATACCGTCCGGCAAAGAAGAGTACCGCCAGTAGAGTTGTTCAAGATACCAGCTTCAACAACAGCACCAGTACCAGTGCCAGCAGGAAAATCTCCAACATAGGTTACTGCATTACTCGTAACTGTGGTGGACGTAAGTGTAACCCGACCAAGTTCACCACCAAGAGCAGTGTCGCCAGATGCGGCAGCAGTGGTGTCTGAACCAATAGCCATGTGAGACATAGCAGTGGCGGTTGCATCTTTCATACGAGATGCGATATAGTCAAGACCATCAGCAACAACAACGTTGGTTGTGTCTTGAGTGTGAATCAGGTTTCCGTCCTTATCGAACTGTTCGATAGTGAGTTTACCCTTTGCATTAAAGGCACTAGATTGTAACATGTTTGTTCTCCTTTGGGATTTTGTTTTGCCTTGATTTACTTATTTATAAAACTTTTTAAAAGTTTACTACAGTATCCGCCACATAATCTTCCGCAAAATATGTTAAGTCTACTGTGAATGATTGTGATATGAGACTACCCTCATCATCAACATTAAATATATCCGACTTCGTATTTGTAGATTCAAATGCAGTCAAATCATTTAATCCAATGGTGTCAGTCGATAAAGTTGTAATATCAAAGTTGTTTATCGAATCTCCAGCAGAGAAAGTTTGTGCTGGAATGACTCCAATATTTAGTCCATCGATTGTATCCGCAGTAGAGAATGCGTCAGATAAAGTTGGTTGAGCCTCTATAGAAACTGTTTGAAGAACTCTTAGAGAATCGGACTGGATGGTGGTTATATCAAATGATGTTGAATCATCTACGTCAAAAGTATCTGTCAAATTCTTTCCAAACGATTCTATGGACAAGTCTTGTATAACAGCAACTCTATTTTCTTGTAATTTTTCTTTGAAAAGTTCAACCGCATCATCTTCCATCGTAACGGAATCATCTACTAGTCTTCCTCTTTCAAAGAGAATAGATGTGTCATCCAACTCTACAGAATCAGATGGATTTCTAAAGAATACGAAAGACAGAACAAGCGAATCATCGATTAGAATCGTCTCCCCACTTGGAAGGGTTCTTCTTACATAATCGTCATCTGGATTGGCATGCTGGAAGAAGTAGGGATCGCCAAGCGCTGTGCCGTCAGAAGTAGCATAGAGAGTATCTACTGCACTGGCGCCTCCCGTGACTTCAATCTCAACATTCAACGAGGTAATTACATCGTTAATTTGGAATAGTTCTGTTCCTCTCTCTGGGTCTTGATTAAGGAACTGTACATAATCCTCCAAGAAATAGTCTGTTGCATATCCACCAACGTTGGTGGAATCGAACACCATTTCAATATCTTTATAAGGATTTCCTAGTAACACATAATCTTCTAAGAAGTAGTCACCAGTTTGAAGTCTCTCCACATAGTCATCATTTTCATTTGGATATCTAAAGAAGTATGGATCACCAAGCGTTGAACCATCAGAAGTAGCATAGAAGTTTTCTACTTCTGTACCCTGAAAGGTATATGGCCCAAACTCTGAGTTAGCTCCAACGCCATCTGATCTGACAGCATGTATATCCAGTTTATTAACAACACTTGCAATATTTTGTCTATCAGCAAAACCATCGCCTGGGAATATGGACTCTATGACATCGTTCTTAGAAAAATCCCTAGTAACATCTTCGTCAGAAATTAATACCGTTTCAATATCTGGATACTTGAAGAACATGTAGACATCTGTTTCGACATTAAAATTGCCAGAGAGATCAACAGATTGTCTTATTTGTAAATTACCAAAAAGTCCAAATCCAATTGGGTGAGCAGCTCTTCTTACATAATCATTCCACTCTGATTGTGGTCTTTCGCTTTCAATTTCATAAGAGAAGTTTTGATAAATTCTATTATCAAACAATCTGTTTGCATCCGATAAGAAACTTCCTGCGTCTTCGTATACTCCAGCAAGTAGTGCATTAAATCCAGTTGTTAAATCAATAACACAAGTATTGCCAGTATTCGAAGTAATATTGAATTGGAAGTCGGCACGGAAGAATCCAACACCAACTGCGATAATATCAAAAGCAGATGGATATCCATTGGAGTCAACTTTTGATATTTTGATATATCCTTTATTATCAATGCCAGTTAAAGTATAATCTTCAGCAAAATAATCAATAGCATAGACACCAAGAATGTCTCCAGTCTCGGAAATTTTAAATGTTTGTCCTACTTTAAAACCACCGTTGGTTGTAGAAGAACCTTCTGCAATAGAATTAAATGATGCAGAATTAAGAACTCTGGATGGATAGGCTCGAATATTAAAGAACCCAGACTCCCCCTCAAGAGTAATATAAGTTAAAATAGAAGCAACATTTATTGCTAAATCTGGTCTGTTGTTATATCCTCTACCCTGTTGATTAGCAACAAAGACAGTTGAAGTAATTGTACCATCTGTTAGTCGAGTATCAATTACTGCATTAGAAGAAATGGTGTCTAAAGAATTTGGTCGTATTGTAACACTTGGGTTTGCACTAAATCCAGTACCGCCATCCAAAATTAAAACATTATCAATCTTACCAGAAGATATTTGATCTACTTTAAATTTTACAGATGGCGTACCACTTCCACCAAAAAATGTGGTGGGTATTTCAATTATTTCGTTTGGTTGAAAGTTGGTTCCATTATCGACCACAGTAATATTGGAAACAGAATTTCCAGAAATAACAACAGTGAATTCTCCTCCAGAACTATCCGTTGTTTTGTGCGAATCAAAACTTACAAATCTAAATTTAGAAGTCCCATTTAGTTCATCACCAGATTCATGTGTTGGGCCAGTACCAACAGAATCGGTGGTTCCTTCGTTCACCGTGACGTATATTTTTGAGTTTGCTTTTACATATGTGCCGACTTCATACACGGTATTGTTAGTATATTCAACATCAAGATAACTTTCATAGTCTGCATCGGTTACAGTGTAAATCCCGTCTACAACAGAAGAACTGGGGTTTTCAAATGATCCATTAGAACCAGTACCAGTTATTGTAGATATTTCGCCAGATACATAAGCTAGCAGTTGTTCGTCATATCCAGATTGACCTACTCCAGGCCCAACGATATCGAAAGTGGCGGGAAGATCAAGAGTCAATTCATATACTTGTGGGGAAGTATATGATATCTTTTTAACTCGCTGAACAGTAGTAGTTTTTTTATAGTAATTTGTTGCGGCGCCTTCGGATACAGCATAATGAATGTCAATTCTTTTTCCCTGCAAATCATCTACATTTGGGACTTGAGCCTCATAAACCTTTACGACATAATCTTGTCTCCATCTGTTTGAGGACGGCCTTAAAACAAATTGTCCAGAATTTCTTAAAGAAACATTTTCATTATACAAAACTTTGAAAAGGTATTTCGTAGCTTCCACACTACCCTTAGCAGTGTAGAAACTATTAATATCTTTTATTACTCTTGATAATTTCGCTGCTTGATTTAATGGAAAGTCTTTAGCATAATCATGGAAAAATTCTCTGATAAAATTATCATCAGTGTTTATACTTCCATCATCATTAAAATCAACATCGAGTTTTGATAAAAAATCTTGGAGTACTTTTAACGGGCCGTGTTTAGTATTGTCAATTGAGTTCGTTTGTTCCATGAACTCATAATATTTTTCAAACAGAGTTTTGAAGAGGGGAAACTCTTCTTGTAATACTTCTGGAATTTGTTCGCCAACAAATGGAGATATTTTTGGTTGAGCATAAACATAGTTTTTAAAAACTTTATCAATTTCTGTACTAAATGTAGCTCCTGATCCATTATTGATTTTTACAATAGATGCAATAATTTCTGGATCATCTTCCATCCCACCCATCTCAATTGGGTCGATAGTAATCCTATCTCCTTCTCTGTATAGTGCATTACCATCATCATTGGTTGAAAAAGTAGAGTAACCAAATTCGTCAACAGTTATGTTTACTGTCAACCCAGAACCGTCAGCAGAATCAGTAGTGGTTGGAATGCCGATATATGTACCAGCATCAATTTCAGTGCTGGGATCAGATATCAGAGAGTAATCAGTAGGAAATCCGACAACATAGGGGACTGGTGCTTCGATGTACCCATCACCGTCCTCTATAATATTAACTTCAGTAATACTTCCCCCAGTAACAACTACCTCTGCAACAGCTTGAACAGGTTCATCGTTGCTGCGATCTGGAGGAGGAATGATAAGTGTTGGGGGTTCAGAATATCCTGAGCCAGATGTTACAACAAATATCTCTTTGATGTATTCCTTAAATGTAGGGACTGTATGATTACTCATCGCTTACTCTTGGAACCATTGTTACGTTCAAACCTTTGCGAATATTATTTACAACATCTTCGGCAGCATCATCTAGTTGAAGGATGATGTTTCTCGCTGGTTGTGCAAAAACAGCATAATCCGCTTCCTCTGTTGTTCTAACAAGAATATCGGTAGAGATATTTTTAGAAGATTCGTGTGGAGTAGAGACAACTCTGAAAATACTATTTCCAGCACCACTAATTGAGTCTATTCTCAAATCAACTATATCAAGTGCTCCAGTATCATAGTCAATAGTCCCAACATTTTTGTCTACAATTTCGCCCCTTATTTTTGTTTTCAATTGCAGTATACCCCTACCACTGTACACTGGTGCGATAACATCTGGGTTTGGTTTGTCGCACAAAAATACTTCTACTTTAGAACCGTTTAAATCAGCAGTAAAATAATTTGATCTGATAGACAGAGGTAAAATTTTGTTATTAAATTTTGGTTCATATCTCGCAACACCACCTAAGACTGGATTCAATTTCTTAATCAATCTCATTTCAATTCCAGTTGCAACGATAGATTCTGAAATAGCATCGATATCTTTTGTTAATCTAGAATAATAAAAATTCTTTTTTAGAGCATTTACGTTCGTCTCAAAATGATTTTCTGTTCTTTGAACAATTAGTGACTTCAAAGAATCCGATGACAACGTGGTTAATTTTTGGTCGTATGTAACGCTCGCATTGATACCAATATAAACATACTCTGGATCAACAAATTCTGGTGTCAGTCCAATAGGCATTCTATCATTAAGAACAGAATTTCTTATATTTTTTTTATCGTCTTCAGTGATAACAAAATTATCTTGCGGCTGCATAGAAATAAAAACCTTTCCATAAATGGGTGGGATATTATCTTCTCCGCCCCAAACGGCAACCGATTTAATATTTGGATTAGACTGTTTTATGGTAGATTCGTAGTCAGTTTTAGTTATTGTTCTACCCTTAGAAGCATTAAATCTTGGTGCATTGAATCGAATACTATCGGCTGTTTCTGCGGCAAATCCACCAGCAGATGCAGAAATAAGTTCACTACTTACACTTTCGCCAACGGCAGAAATTGCAGACGGGTAATTAAAAACTCTAGCACCATTTCCGTCTGCACCATTTGACACAACATAATCAACGATTACAATGTTTCCAACTTCTAATGATTTGCCAAGAACATCATCACCAAAAACGATTTGATAGTGTCCATCAGTTCTTTCATCTAAATAGAAAACTTTAGATGTAGATGTGACATCCAAAACATTGTCAACGATGTTGAAGGTTTCTGTAGATGCGTTGCGAGTAGAAGTCTGAACTTTGACCCTGATTGTCGTGGTGTCGATGTTATCATTTTCAAGAACAATTGGGCCAGAAGTAGTGGTGTTAGTAATAATCTGAGAAGTTGTGGTTCTAGTTCCTTCCACCAACCGTATGTTTTCAAATCTAAAAGCAGATACCCCATCGACAACACTCTTGGTCACCGTATAATCATCTTGGGGGACAAACGATCTACTTTTTCCATTCACTGTGCTGGAAAATACACTGTCTCTTGGCAACTGTAATGTACTACTTGTATAAGAAGCCGGGGGTCGAACAGTAAGATTAATTGTTGCTACGGAAGACCTAGTTGACCTTGGAGTATAACCCATAGTCTTAGCAATAGATACTACAGAATTTCTTCTTACAGCAGAATCAAGAAATGCCTCGTTTGCCACCATGTGGGCCAACACTGCATTATAATGTGTATTATAAGCAAGTAGGTCTACCAAAGTAGATAGACCAGAAGCTTCAAAACTATAATCAGAAAACTCGTCCTGATTTTGCAAAAAGACTCTTAGATTCTCTCTAATGTCAGCATAGTCTAATTCGGTGACATTTTTAACTGGCATTTTTTTATCCTATTAAATTATACTTACTGTTGGACTTAGAGTTTTCGGCGGCGGGCCAGGATCAATTCCTCCACCGCATGTAGCTGTTGTTGTTGCTATTGCAACTCTAAGTCCAGCGATAGTGACTGTTGCTTTTGCACATGTAGACGGATCAATTGTTATTGTCCCTGTGTGACTACCGTGTGGTGCAACAACACTGCCTTCTAGAATTGGAACAGAACCACTTATTGTGACCCCCGCAGCTGCAGCTGCTGGGTTTGGTGTAATTGCCGCAACACCCTGTCCATCTTTTATAACACCAGGCGCAACCCAAACAAATGACATTATCGCAACCTCTCCAGAACAACACCCATAGATTGTATTTGTGTAATACCAATGACATAAAATCTAATTTCAACATCATATGTGTGTTGATCAATATTTGGCGTACATATAACCTCTTCTACTTTTACTCTCGGTTCATATGTAGTAATAGCATTATCTATTTCATTTGAAAGCATACTTGCAGTACTTCTACCAAAAGGTTCAAATAACATTCTTCTTATATTAGAACCGTACAATGGGTCAAATGGTTTTTCATAAAACTGGGTATTCATTAATATTTTTAAAGCTTGTTTGACCGCCTGAACATCCAATTTCTTGGAAATGTCCTTTGTATTGGGATTCATCGAAAACGATAGATCGATGTCCTTGTAAAGTCTTGTCGGTGTATTGATAGGCATAGTATTATTTATAACCCTTAACAGTCAGTCCAAGAACATTTTCCATCAGCTTTTTGATCATATTTGTCATAATAGTCATGAACTTTATCTATTGAAAATCCTAGTTTCGCAAGAATCTCCTCTATCCTAGATACGAATGGAGAAGCTCCCTCCATAATAATTTCTTTAATGTCAATCTCTGGGCCTTCTAAACCAAATTCCGCAACACGAATTTTTATTTGTGCGGTCTTTGAGTCTTCCCATTGAGGAAGTTCTTTACAAAGTCCTGCGAGATCACCGCCGAGTCCTTGTAAGAACCCCTTTG